CGCCGACATTGCTTATGGGTTCGCTCCCTTCGGCTGTATATAATCTTGAATCTAATAATCGCACACGAATGTGTGCGCAAGGAGAATAAATGTCAGTACCAACTTACAGACGGAATGAGAGTAAAATTGAGTTAGCACAATATAGGACCGTTGAGGAGGCGGAAAAGGATGGACGAATTATTGAAGCAGTTCAAAATATACCGAGATCAGATATTTGAAAAATTCTCGGTAACAGGAAACTATTATGATAGCAAACACTCAGATTCTACTGCAGGCATTTCAGCAAATGAAAATGCAGCGTGTGAATTATCTGCAGACGTTGAATCAAAATTAAGCGACATAGAGAATGCTCTATGCGATTTGTCAAAGTAGGGGGTAGACATGGCAAAGATTTGGAGAAACAGAATTGAAGCTGGAGACCAGCTTTACAGTAATTGCCCGGCTAAATATAAACCGGGTGTATTGGCACTCATGAAGCAGGATGTTGTGGATGGTGTCATAACGGCGGCACAGTACAAAGAGTTAACAGGAGAAAAATACGTGGCATAAAGCAGAAAGGCATAAAAAATGAATCTGATTACAAAACACAAAATCGCGAAAGCACACGCAGATGATATGCGCGACGAGATCGACAAAAAAGAGGATCTGGATAAGTACGGAATAAAGGATAGCATTTAAAGAAAGGCACAAGAGGATGAATCCAATTTTACAAATGATATGTGCAGTATTAGCCACAGGGGGTGTATTTACTTTTATTGAATTTCTCATACGAAGAAAAGATCGTAAAAATAATTCAACAGTAAAACTTGAAAAAGATTTAAAGCAAATAGCATCTAATTTGAATATAGTCACCAAAGAAGTAAATGAATTGCGTGAAGATGATTTAACATTATTACACGACCGGATTTATCAGGCTTACCGATACGCCAGCACGCAAAGCATGGTACTTGGAAAGATAAGCCTTGAGGAACGAGCTAATATTGATTATTTATCAGATAGGTATCAGAAACGAGGAGGAAATCATAAAGCTAATTTAATGTACGAAAAGATCAAAAAAATCCCGGTTGAGGATATAGATGATCTTTCAGAAAGGAATGATAGGAATGGCTGAAACAAAAACAAAATCCAGCAGAAACAGATGGAAAAACCCGTGGCTTTGGGTTGGCATTATCGGCGTGATCGGCACAGCCCTTGGAGTGGACGGAACAACGCTTACATCGTGGGCGGCACTAGGAAGCGCATTTATGGGCGTGATCCAGAATCCATTCGCACTTGGTACAGTCGCTATGGCTCTGCTAGGCGCCTATGTAGACCCGACGACAGGCGGACTAAAAGATTAGGAGGCGGACGCAAGAAATAGCGTAAGACCCGGTCAGCAGTAATATAAGTGCCGGGCTGAACGGTCCCGAGAGAATTTCACACTCCCGGGGCCGCTTTTTTAGTGCGGAAAACCATTTGCGCGCAATCACAAAGCAATCGCAAATTTTATCGCGTAAAACGGTGGTACTGGAATACCTAAATGCGAAAAAAGTCGCTTAGAACGCAAATTAAAGCGTCAACCCCTGTAACCGTTGCAATCACTACGCTGTAGCGGACGGATGCGAAGTAGATGCGAAGTAGATCGGCCCCGGCATGAAAAAGACCCGGAATCGCTCCCGGGCCTGTATGGGTATGGCTATTTATCAGAATCGAAGCATCCTTTCGTATCATGTCCACTCTGTGAGTATCCATACCAATCAATGATATCATCGTCTACGAAATCTCGGAATGCGTCCGGGTCGAGATCTGATCCGAATATATCGGTAACATATACGTGTCGATATTTCTGCTCGCTCTTGGTCAGATTATTCCACACATTAGATGCAGCTTCGTTCGCTTCTTTTTTCGTCTCGTAAAACTCTTGCCATACATCCACGCTGGCATCGTCGACTACGATATATCTGTGATCGACCATAACTTCGGAGAGTCTCATAAGTGTGTGATAGATCATAGGCTCGGCCCAGTCCACTGGTGAAGATGATCCAGTCTCCCAGTTACCAATAGTCCTCTTTGGGATTCCGAGAATGTCCGACATCATCTGCTGGGTCAGTCCCGCGATCTTTCTCGCTTCTTTTAATCTGTTCATCTTTTTCTCCTTATCTGCACATCGTCATCTCAGCGTCGAATCTTGCTTTATATTCATCATAAGTTTTTCCGGCTGGAAGAGTCTCAGTATCGACATCTTCTCTTGTCTCGATCTGGCTTTTCGGGCACCAGAAGCAGAATGATCTGAGATTGCTGTCAGCAACCATGACGTAAGCTGCCTTTTCCGATTCCTTTACTATCGCGAAAATGTTCGTGCTGTTCATATGTCTTTTGTTCTCTTTGCATTTTTTATCTGCGAACCAATCCTTGACTATTAACATGATGTGCTCCTTTCATCTCTTCCTTTATCTTGTCTATATAATATCACCAAATTAGTGACTTGTCAACACTTTTATCACTAATTTAGTGATATTTTTTTTAAAGTACATTTGTGTTATAATATAACCAGCTCATTGGAATATCCGAAGGAGCCTGCCGGACTACTTACGGTTCTCCGGCTTTTTTTATTGAAAAAAACCGAGACGGCCCTGAGGCTTACTCGGTTAAAAGCTATGCTTTTTATATACGCTGACATTATATCATATTCAATAATGATTCTGACTACAATTCTGACTACATTTTTACCGACGGCGCTGACTACTTGTGGCTACTGCTGACTACTCGAAAGCGTCAACATTGTTGCAACCAGTACGGTTACCGTCTTTGGTGACTGCTTGTGACCATCCATGAATACATAGTAAAATGGGTTCGATCCCCCTGTTCTCCACCAGAATAAAAACCGCAGATCCGTTGATTTTACTAGGTTCTGTGGCTTTTATTTTCGCTCAAAATGGCCCTTGACTACAAAATGACTACAAATAGACGCTCAGTTTACTTTTTCTGTGCGATATCAGCGATGCCGTCTGCGACTGATTTATCATCACGGTTGAATAGATGTCCATAGATGTTCAGCGGTGTAGTGGCGTTCGAATATCCGCCGCGAGACTGGATCGTTTTTATATCAAGACCCATGCTAATCATGATGCTGACGTTCGTGTGGCGGAGTTGATGCAGCGTTATCCTTTTTAGCCCGGCAAAGACGCGTGCGAAAATCAAAAAACTTGTGGCGTAAGGGGCGATAGTATGCTAAGCCCTATGCAGCAGATGATAATAGCAGTACTCAGCTCGAGTGCTGTCACAGGAGCAATAATTAAAGTGATTGAATGGCTGATCGGAATACACGACAGGAAGAAGGGCAAGACAAGCTGTATGCAGAAGGACATCAAGGAACTGAGCGAAAATGTGAAAGCACTCACTACACAGATCGAGGCTCTGACCAAAGATGTATCTGAGATCAAAGACGACAATCTCGCGATCCTGCATGACAGCATCTATGATATGTTCGACAACTTATCTGAGCAGCCCTCACTATCAGTCAAGGACCGGGCAAACCTCGATGTGCTGTGGCATCGGTATCATGATGTACACGGCGGAAATCACGAAGGTGAGCTCATGTATCAGCAACTAAAATCAAAACCAGTAGAATAGGAGATCATTATTATGGATTGGAAATCGAAGATAAAAAACAAAGCCTTTTGGCTCGCGATCATCCCGGCAATACTCCTGCTTGTGCAGGCAGTACTCAGTGCGTTCGGCATCACATGGGACTATACCGTTATCAGTAAGAACCTGATAGCAATACTCAATGCGCTGTTCGTCGTACTCGCTATCCTCGGGATAGTAGTAGACCCTAACACTCCGGGTATCACGGATATGTCGAAAGACGACGGCAAAGAATAAACAGATGGGAAAAACATCTGGACCTATATATGTCAATTGATAATATTAGAAAAATCAGTCAGAAAGTGAATCGAAAAATCATTAAAGTATTGTGATACTAAACTTGCATAAACTCTTGTTAGAGGTTTAAATTAATACATTAATTATGTAGTGATTCAGGTATAAAAACTTGAGTCACTATTTTTATTACATTTAATTTATATGTTTTCTTTGTCCGAATTAAATTAATATAAAATTATAAAAAGGATGATAAGGACGATAAAGAGAAGATAAAAAAAATCTTTTCTTTATTTTGTCAAAAACTATTGACATTTATATATTATGTGTTACAATATAATTATAAAAAGGTTAAAGGTATAAGGCAACGTGTGTATGCGAACCTAATACTTTTACAAACTGGGAGAACAACAAAGGAGAAACAAAATGATCAGGATAAATATAGACAATCCAAATAAATTAAAAGATAACGTACTTGTTAAGGCGAGTGCATTTATCTCGTTCCCTTACGATCCAGAAGTAGTATCATATATCAAGAATCTGGGGATAAGAATTTATGATCCTGCTACAAAGATTTGGGAAACACCCGTTGAAAATATTATTGGATTTTGTAACCATTTCGAAGATAAAGAAATTGCAGTATCAGGTGTTTATAAAGATATCACTAAACAGGAACTTGCCGAGATTCCAGAAGGATTCGAGTTCAAAACAAAACCTTATAGGCATCAGATTGACGGGGTGAGATTTGGTTTACAGATGAAAAAGTTTTTACTTTGTGATGATCAAGGACTCGGGAAAGCATTAGCATTAAATACAAAGATTTATACTCCAAACGGATTCAAATATATGAGAGATATACGAGTTGGTGACTATGTATTTTCCAAATCTGGCTTGCCTACTAAGGTAACCGCTGTATACAATCATAAAAATGTAGAAATGTATAGAATAACATTCTCTGACGGATGCTATATAGATTGCTGTAAAGACCACTTATGGGAGATAAATTCACAGCATGGTCGTAAAAAAGTAGTAGACACATCTTGGTTAGTATCAAAAGACCAATTTGGAAACTATCGAAATGAAAATCTCTTTTCAGCAGGTAGTTATAAATTTTGGATTGATAGATGTAGTCCGGTAAGGTTTAATAAAAGGGATGTTCCTATAGACCCTTATGTATTAGGATGTTTGCTTGGTGATGGAAGTATATCTTCGGGATGTATTTCGTTTACATCAAAGGACAAAGAAATTATAACAGAAATAAATTGCAGGTTACCAAAAGAGTATTTTTTAAATTCAAGCAAAAGTATGTCTGATATTGACTATAATATAGTAAAAAAAGACCTAAAAAGCTCAAAAGAAAATATTGTTAAAACAGAAATAAAAAATCTTGGTCTATATGGAGCTAATTCACATACAAAATTTATTCCAGACTGTTATAAATATAACTGTGAGGAATATAGATTATTGATACTACAAGGGCTTATAGATACGGACGGATATGCTACTAAGGACAATCTTGTTCAGTACACAACAGTGTCTAAACAATTATGCGAGGATGTTAGATTTTTAGTTGAAAGCCTTGGAGGAATTGTCAGTTATACAGAAAATGAATGTGGATATAAGGATAAAATAACAGGAATCGCATATACGCTAACTATAAAGCATGATAATCCTCAGATTTTATGTAGATTATCAAGAAAGAAAAATTTATTACACTCGAGAAAATTTAAGGCAAGAAGAAATATAGTCAAAGTTGAGAAAATACAAAATGCAGATGCTAAATGTATAACTGTAGATAGTCCAGACCATTTATATCTTGTGGAGCATTTTATCGTTACACACAACACGAAGCAGATTATTGATTTAGTTGGATGTTTAGAAAAAGAAAATAATATCAATAAGGTTCTTATTATCTGTGGAGTTAATTCTTTGAAATATAACTGGTCGGCAGAAATCAAAACTCATTCAGATGAATTCGGATGGGTGCTCGGAAGCAGGACAAGAAAGAATGGAAAGCGTTATGATGGAGGTACAACTGATAAAGTTGATGACTTAAATAATCTTCCTGATTGCCGTTACTTAATCACAAATATAGAAACACTCAGAGCCGGAGCAAAGAAGATAAGCAAAACTAAATATACATTTCCGGTTGCGGAAAAAATAAAATCACTATGTGATAATGGAACTATATCAATGATAGCATTCGATGAATGCCATAAAAGCAAAGACCCGAAATCACTTCAGAGCAGAGCAATGTCAATTTTAAAAGCTCCTTACATGGTAGCAATGTCAGGAACACCATTAATGAATAATCCACTTGATTTATATTTTCCATTGCACTGGCTTGGATATGAAAATCATTCATTTTATATGTTTAAAAATCATTATTGCAGAATGGGTGGATTTAATAACCATGAAGTAGTTGGTTATAAAAATCTTGATGAACTCAGAGCAAGTCTTGATCAGGTTATGATTAGGAGATTAAAAAATGAAGTATTAGATCTTCCAGAAAAAATTCATACAACAGAATTTGTTGATATGACTCCGAAACAGTCAAAGATTTATGAAGAAGCTCTTGATGGAATTATGGATGAGATCAACAAAGTGAAGTTTAGTAATAACCCACTTTCCATGTTGATCAGATTAAGACAGGCAACAGGATACCCGGGTATACTCTCGGATAGTGTGACTGAATCCGCAAAACTTGATCGTATGGAAAGTATAGTAGAAGAACTCAATGAATCAAATAAAAAATGTATTATATTTAGCAACTGGACAAGCATTACCGATGAAGTTATTAAAAGATTAAAAAAATATCATCCTGCTTGCATAACCGGAGAAACAGATTCAACAGAAAGATTGGATGAAATTGAAAGATTCCAGAATGATCCTAAATGTAAAGTAATAGTTGGAACCATTGGAGCAATGGGAACCGGGCTAACACTTACTGCGGCACAAACTGTTATATTTTTAGATAGTCCCTGGAACAGAGCTCTAAAAGATCAAGCGGAGGATAGAGCACATAGAATAGGAACAAAAGGAACTGTAAATGTGATCACAATTTGTTGTAAGGATACTATTGATGAACGTATTGAATCACTGATAGCAAAGAAAGGTGAAATCTCAGATGCTATAGTGGATGGAAAAATATCAAGTTCAGATTTGGATTATTTACTTTCATAAAATGTATTGCAATTTTCTACATTATGTTATACAATAAATATGTTATAAGGGAGGAGGTGATATATAATGGAAAACAGAGATAATTATTTTAGCATTGGTCAGGTGGCTCAGATTCTTGATTTATCCACCAATACCATTAAAAGATGGTACAAGTGGTACGAGAATGATGACTATGAAAAACCGATCGAGCTTAAATTACCTAAATATTATTTCTTGGATAAGCGGAAAACAAAGTTTTTCCTAAAATCTGATTTAGCAATACTTATGCAATTTAGAGATGATATGCAGGGTAAATATAGGGGTATTATGTCAGATTTCAATGCCTGCTGGCAGTGGGGTCAGTATGGTACAGAAAAGTTAATGCGAGAAAAACAGAAGGAGGACAAAGGTGAGTAGATCAAGTTTCGCACCGCTTGAACTGGAAAATCTTATAGAGGTATACAAAAATAATAAAGATACCGAGAACCAGTTAAAAAAAGATAATGGAGTTTTAAATGGTCGTATAAAAACCATAATGTCAGATACCGATTTAGATAAGTTTGAAACTGAGCATTGGGTGGCTACGATCACTAAAACACCAAAGGAAGATTTTAATGAACTCAAAGCAATTGAGATTTTAAAAAATAAATTATCAAAAGAAGATTTAGAATCGGTGGTAAAGACTCAAGAGTATATTGATGATGATGCTTTGGAAAAACTGGTTTATAATAAAAAGTTCAGCGTGGAAGATTTAGCATCATGCCGAACTGTATTAGAACCAGTTGTCACGTTAAGGATAGGTAAGAAGAAATGAGCGGTGATGATATGGAAGTAACTGAAAATCTAGTACAGTGGATAACTGGGGAACGGTATGCCTTCGTAACTTTTTCTCAAAAGAAATATATTGATCGAATAAAAGAGCTTCAAAAAAAATATCCTGATAAAATTGATATTAAGGGAGTTAATGATGATGGATCAATTTATGCAAGAATACCAGTGAAAGCAGTTAAAATAAATCTAAGTACAAGAGTTCTCACCGATCAACAGAAAAAAGATGCGGCAGAACGATTAAAAAAAGCAAGGAGGAAAAAGAAATGATCAAATGTAAATATGCAGGGGATAAGACAGATGAATTCTGCAAAGACTGTAATGGGACAGAAATGGTTGTGGGTGATAAAAAAATATTATGTGATTCATGTGCAGGATATGAACCAACAGAGGAAAAAATCGAGAAAAAACCAGTTACTAAAAATACAACAAAATCTAAGTCAAATACAAGCAAAAATCCTGAGGTGAACAATGATACTACAACCGCAGAAAAACTCGAAATTGATTCAAAAAATAACAAAAACAATGTAGTAACAGAACATAAGAACGAAGAGAAACAGATTAACATGAACGGAGTTACAGTAAAATCATTAAAATATATGTCAGGAGTAACCATTTGCCATGATGATACCTATTATAAATTCACTGCAGAAGAGGAGTGGGAAGTTAATCCTGATTTAGCAGATATGAATGAAGTTAGAAAAGCACTTTGGGATCATCTAAATAAAGAAGTAGATGATCAGGTTTCTGATGTAATTTCTTAAATAAGTATTGTTTTCTTGTTCAACATAATGTATAATAATTGTAACGACAAAAATGTCGTACACTCGGTCAGAGTTATTAGGGACTGATTGAGTTCCAATAACGATTGAGTGCTAAAACTCAACTAAAAAGATGGCCTAATAACATCTGATTAGTTGAGTTTTTATTTTGAACAAAGAAAGGATATTTACAAATGGGAATATTACAACTTATTTCATCCAGTAGTTTTATTGCGGTAAACAAGCTGCTAATGAAGGAACTTGGATTACATGAAGCAGTGATTTTAGGTGAATTAGCAAGTGAGTACAATTATTATGAACAAGAAGGAAAATTAACAAGTGATGGATCATTTTATTCAACTATAGAAAACCTTGAAGATAAAACAACATTATCTAGGTATCAGCAAAAGAACGCACTAGATAATCTACAGGAAGCAGGATTGATCGAAGTAAGTGTCCAAGGTATACCAGCTAAAAGATTTATCAAACTATTCCCTGACGCTATTACAGACAAGTTTGTTAATAATTCACAAACTAGCAATAAAGAAACTAACAAACTATCCTGTAAAAAACTAACATCAAATAATAATATAAATAATAAAAATAATATAAATAATAATATAAATAATAATTTTACGCAAAAACCCAATCCTGAACCTAAATCATCTTCTTCTATAGTAAAACCTAAAAAGAGTAAAAAGGATAAATCTATAGAAAAGATTATAGCAAAGTTTGAAGAGTACGATTTTACAGAAAATGTAAAAGATAAGATTTTAGATTTTTATGAAGATCAGATAGAAAAAAAATCTTATCCCGCCGATAACCAGTTGACTATGATGCTGGATGAGTTAAGTCATTATTCAGAGACAGAGATTTTAGATGCAATAAATAATTCTATCCGGAGTGGATATAAAGGTATTTTTCCCAAACATGAAGGGCAAAAGACATTTGGCAAGATCCCCGAATATAAAACTCAGGTACGAAAATCTAAGCCTAAACCACAATGTAAGCAAAGTTTTGAATTTTAGCGAGGAGTAACAAAATGAAAAAAATCACAGAGCAGGAAAGAGAAAAAGCATTGATCTTAATTGATCATATTTATTATGGGGAGTCAAATGCAAAGCATACTAAAGAACTTACTCAGATATTTGGTTGGAGCAATCGGGATATTAGAAGGATCATATTTAATGCCCGTCAGCTCGGGTTTCCGATATGCAGTAATACCCAGTCAGGGTATTGGGCGGCAAAGGATGAAGATGAATTGCATGAAACAATCAAGAGACTCGAGAATGAAAGAAACGGGTTAAATGCCTCAATAAGGGCATTAAAGAAATGCAAGAAAGGCTGGGACAATGATTGATTTAGATAGACTAAGAAAAGAAGTAATTCCATATATCAACTTTGAACTGCATACTGCTTTAGATATGATTCGAGAGATGGATAGGAATGAAGGGTTAAAAGTCACTATTGAGATAAGTGATAATGTAAAAGGTATTCAGGTTAAAGGTGTATCAAGCACAAGAAATTATTTAGACTAGAGGAGGAACAAGATGACTAACAAAGAAATAATTGAAGTTATGAGTACACTTAAAAAAGATGTACCAAAGAAACCATTTATGGCATACTCCAAAGAAGGAAAAAGTGCTGGTATATGTTCTAATTGTGGGAATGAGATTTATACATCATATAAATATTGCTCAGAATGTGGGCAGAAAATAGATTGGGGAAAGGTTGAATAATGGAAGTCTCAAAAGATTTAATGCGTCAGTTAAAATATATATCAAGATTTTGCGAAGATGCTGAATGTATCGAATGTCCTTTCTACGACTTTGATCAAGTTGGTTGTGTACTTGAGGCACTTCCAAATAATTGGGATTTAGATATTCCGGTTAAAAATTGTGAAGTGAAAAAGGCAAAAATATCAAGATCGGATATTTTAGAGGATGCTAAAGAAATTGTAACTGAGAAAAGATCAGGTGGGAAGTCAGAAGATAATTTCAAAGATATAGCAGAGTTATGGACGGCGTATCTGAAGTTTAGACCTCAGTCCCTTATAACCCCCGAAGATGTCTCAATAATGATGATTTTACTTAAAATAGCAAGAATCAATACTGGGCATGGTGGAGGTGATAATTGGGTGGATATTTGTGGATATGCGGCTTGCGGAGGAGCTGAAACAAATGAGTAGGGAAGATTGTTGGTATAAGGATAAATGTAATAAAGATTGTATTGGGTCATGTGTACGGTATAGTTCCATGCGATCATTATTTGAGTTATCTGGGTTACCACAGAGTCAGTGGAAATCTAAAAGTCTTAAATGTGGGAGTACTGATTTAGATGTCTTTACAAGATTATCTGAAATAGATATGCTTGGTTTTGTTGAGAATGGAAATAATATTTATCTGTATTCCGAGATTTGCGGGAATGGAAAAACATCATGGGCAATAAAATTGATGTATAATTATTTTGATCAGATTTGGCATAAATCAGGATTTGATTGCAAGGCATTATTTATATCAGTTCCAAGATTTCTATATGACTGCAAAAGATCAATCTCACAGCAAGTATTAGATTATGAAAGACAGTGCAGTTTGATTCCGGAAGTTGATCTAGTAATCTGGGATGATATCTCATGTGCTGATTTTACTTCATTTGAATATCAGATAATTTTTCAATATATTGATGGTCGTCTTAATTCAGGGTTATCAAATATTTATACTGGTAACCGAAATCAAAGTGAATGTGAATCTATTCTGGGATCAAGGTTGGTGAGCAGAATATTTGGTTATAGTGAATTGATCGAGTTTAAGGAAGAGGACAAGAGAGGAAAGACAAATGGTTGAGCTACAGTTAATTAATAAAGTTCTTGCCGACAGATCAGATGGAATCCTTAAATTAAATGGGATCACAAAAGAATATTTTATCCAGTATCAAGAAGAATATAATTGGATAGAAAATCATAAAGATGATTTTGGAAATATACCTGATACAGAATCTTTCTTATCTCAGTTTCCGGATTTTGAGATAATAAATGTGCAGGAATCAAATGAGTATTTAGTGAGTACGTTTAGAGAGGAATATTTATACTCCTTATCGGTTCCGGTTATAACAAAACTGGCCGAACTGCTACAAACTGATTCTTATGCGGCAGTCGATTATTTGAGGGAAAAATTACCCGAACTAACAATACCCGAATTAAGAACTGGCACTGATATTATTTCAGCTGCAAATGAAAGATTAAATGAGTATAAAGATGTGCAGGAGCATAGAGAGCAAAGGTTTATAGAAACTGGATTCAAGGAACTTGATGAAGTCATTACTGGATTTCATACAGGAGAAGAGTTGGTTGTACTATTTGCGAGAACCGGACAAGGCAAGTCTTGGGTATTGATCAAAATGCTTGAACATGCTTGGAAGATGAAAAAAAGAGTTGGCTTAGTTGAGCCAGAAATGTCCGCAAATAAAACTGGATATAGATTCGATACAGTCAACAATCATATTTCAAATACTTCCTTAATCCGAGGAGATGAAATAAGAGGATATGAAAAATATATACAAAATCTTCAGAATGCAGAAGTACCTTTTTATGTGACTCATCCAAAAGATTTTCAGAGAAAAATAACGGTATCCAAATTAAGATCATTTTGTGAATCAAATAAAATTGATATTTTAGCGGTTGATGGTATTTCTTATCTCACTGATCAAAGAAAAGAAAAGGGAGATAACAGAACAACTCAGCTCACAAATATCAGTGAGGATTTAATGGATTTATCAATTGATTTAGGTATACCAATATTAGTTGTCTGCCAGTCAAATAGGGAAGGTGCAAAAGAAGATGATTTGAAATTGGAAAATATACGAGATTCAGATGGTATCGCATATAATGCAAGTATAGTAATATCAGTTCAGCAGAAAGAACCTGGGTTGCAGTTGGTACTAAATAAATCTAGAAATACCAGGATAGGAACAAAATTAACTTATTTATGGGATATTGATACAGGACAGTTTGATTATATTCCTTCGGATGAATCCGGAATAGATGATGAAGAACAAGCAAGAGATTTGAGAAGAAGATATGAGGAAGATGAGGATTTTTAAATGCTAACTGTAAATGAAACATTGATACAAGCAGAATTAATTGATGTTCTTGAAACTTTAAAATCAGAGCTGAGTGTAAAAAATGGAATTGATTTATTTGCAGTATTCAGAAATTCCGGATATAACATTCAAACCAACTGTCCCTTTCATAAAGATGGCCACGAAGCTAAACCATCCTTCGGAATAAATGTTGATACTGGAAAATGTCATTGCTTTGCTTGTGGATGGAGTGGTACGATTGATCAAATGATTTCTGAAATATTTGGTTATCAGGATGAGGGAAAGTTTGGGATGAAATGGTTGATAAGACATTTTAATTCTACTGAAATCATAACTCGAAATAAAATTGAATTTAATCCAAGGCATAAGATTTTAGGAGATCAAGTTGAAGCAACAAAAGAAGATGAACTTGATTCATATAGATATATCCATCCATATATGTATGAAAGAGGTTTGACTTTAAATACAATAGAAAGATTTGATATTGGTTATGATCGTAAAACAGATAGTATTACATTTCCAATAACTGACCATGGAAAGGTTTTGTTCGTGGCTAAAAGATCAGTGACAGGAAAGTTTTTTAGATTGCCTCCAAATAAATCAAAACCAATTTATCTAATGGATGAATTCTTATCCGGAAAATATAAAAAAGCGTATATCTGTGAATCTTTTTTTAATGCTTTGACTCTGTGGCAACTCGATAAACCTGCCATGGCTTTGATAGGATTGGGAAACAAACGGCAGTATCAGATTTTAAGGAATCTTCCAGTGCGCGAATATGTAATTTGTCTTGATCCTGATGAAGCAGGAAGAAAAGCAACAGTAAGATTTAAATGTCAAGTTAAAAATAAATTGCTGAAGGAAATTGAATATCAAGAAGAGGGAAAAGATATAAATGATTTAGGAGGCGAGTTTTTAGACCTTAAAGAAATTTTCTAAAAAACTTGAAAAACTTTGTCTAAACCTCTTGACATTTATCTGTTATGTGTTACAATATAATTGTAAACAAGTTAATGTTAAATAACAAATAGATGTAAAAAAGCATTTGGTACAACTGAAGGTTGTGATTTGATCAAAATCAAACCTTTGAAGCTGGCAGGATATATTAATTTATAGGAGTAGATTGTGTGTGAATATTGTAATAAGATAGATAAGAAATTAATATTAGACGATGAAGCATTGGTATATATAGACTTTGATCGTGCATACCCAGCATTAGCTATTGAGTATACATCTGAGGAGAAAGATATAGATTCAATGTGTATAACTCAGTTTAAAATAAATATAGATTATTGCCCGATGTGTGGTAGAAAATTATAAGGAGAGTTAAAATGAAAAATCCATGTATAAAAAATTGTCCCCATAGAAAAGCTGAGTGTGTGAAGACGTGCAAACGCTATCAGGAGTTTGAAGCAGAAAGAACAAAAGAAAGATTGGAGCAGAAACCCAAAACTTCGGAAATAGATTCTTATTTAGGAACGAAATATGGTAGGAGTGATTATGGCGAGAGGAGATATAAAAAATGAGTCGAAGAAAATTATTGAATATGATTGAGCAGTCCGAAACTGGATTACCCGATAATAAGCAATTTACTCATGATGTGATGTCATGTGTAGAACGATCCAATCCAAGACATAAAGGAAGTAAATGGTATAAACCTTCGTCTTTAAACTGTATGCGTAATATGTATTTTACCCGGATTGGAATGGATCAGGATCCTCAGTCAGAAGATTATCAATCAATAGGCATGGCTGATACGGGTACTAAAAGACATGAATCAATCCAGCAGGTTTTGATGAATATGACAGATATGGGGTATGATTGGAAATATATCTCAGTACCTGATTATTTAGCAATGAAGCAAAAGGATGGAAAGTGCAAAGGTATACAGATCAAGGGAGTTCATGGATTGGAAACCGCACTATTTGATTCTACACTTCTTACCTCATTTAGGTGTGATGGTATAGTTCAGAGATTAAGTTCGGGAGAATATTATTTATTTGAATTTAAGAATGTTATATCTTTTAAATATGATAAGATTAATTCAGTTCTTGATCAGCATAAAAAGCAGGTGACTTGCTATTGTACTTCATTGGATTTAGATAAAGCATTGGTTCTGTATGAAAATCGAGATGTCTGTATGCTTGATTGTCCGGAAGTCTTAAAGATTACTCAGTCAGATAAAAATAAAATGATTGACTATTTACTGGTTTGTGAATCTTACGTGGAGAAACTTAAAGCTCCTATAAAGACTTCTAATCAAAATTATTGTAGATGGTGCCCTTATAAGACTGCTTGTAGAAAGGAAGGATAATAGATGCCAATGAATCATGATATATCCATAAGCACTGCGGTATTGGGATATGTAAGAGAGGTAACAAAGCAATGGAATACGTATCATCTCACTAATGATGAAGCAATTGATGATATAAAAAATGCTTTGAAACTTTTAGATAAAGGGGATGATCAAGATGACGAATAGCAGGAATAAGGGAGCAACTGGTGAACGTGAACTTGCTAATATTCTAAAAAAAGAATATGGGTTTGATTGTCGAAGGGGTCAGCAGTATTGTGGAGCTAATGGAGATGCAGATGTAGTTGGATTACCAAAAATTCATATTGAATGTAAAAGGGTAGAACATCTCAATATAGATAATGCTGTGGGTCAAGCAAAGTCAGATGCAAAGGAAAATGAAATGCCAGCAGTATTTCATAGAAAAAATAATAAGAATTGGTTGGTCACCATGCAGTTGGAGGATTGGATGAATATATATATTGGATTTCGACACAGCTATGATTAATTTCTGTACAGATATATGAAAGGAGTTATAGATGAGTAGACGAGTTATAATTGAAATTGATCCAGTACAGAGAATTGATATTTCAGCCGAAAAATCATTAAAGATTTTAAAAAATCTTATTTCTGAAAATACTCAATCCTTGGATGAACTAATGGACGAGATACAGGAATCAATTTACGCTAATAACATTTCCGATCAGATGCTTGAACGATATATTCTTGAACTCGCAAACTCTTTATATTTTGTGGGAGCAAGACAGGAATTATTAGGTATCAAAGAAGATGTCTGCAAGATGATCAGACAACAGGTTTACAGTGAAGGAAGATCAAAGGCAGAGGGAACGGTTGCGGATAAAGATGCAATTGGCATCAAAGCATCCGAAGTTGAATCTCAAGTTTTGGCAATTTATAGTAGAGCTTATAAGACCATAAAAATTAAAGTAGAATCAGGTTATGAAATGCTGAACAGTTTAAAAAAGGTGATGAATCATAGAATATCTGAGATGGAATTATCCAATTCAAGATTTTTAGAAAGGAATGATAATGGACGAACTTGATAAAATTATAAAGATGATGGAAAAGAAAATGCCAGTTGGCACGATTCAATTAGGTGTTGAATTTAAAGATATTGATAAAGTACCTTTTTCATCTTGTCGGTTAAATTATATGTTGCATGGAGGTATTCCGGAAGGAAGATTAGCGGAGTTTAGTGGATCGGATGGAAGTGGCAAGACCACCACTGCACTTGATTTAGTTGGGCAGTGCCAAAGAAAATATCCGGATAAGAAAGTTATATTCTGCGATATTGAATCAACCTTTGACCCAGCATGGGCGATTAAGATGGGTGTGAATATAGACAGTATAATTTTATATCGGCCTGATTCTCAAGGTGCTGAAGAGGTATTCCAATATCTTCTTGATTTGATGGATACGGGAGATGCGTCAATGGTTGTACTGGATTCACTCGGAGCAATGGTTAGTGATTTAGCAAATGAAAAAAGTATAGGAGAAAAGACCTATGGAGGCATATCCCAATCTCTGACAACATTTTCTAAAAAGGCGGTTCCGATATGTGCAAGGACGGGGTGTATATTTCTCGGAATTAATCAGGTTAGAGATGATATGAATTCAATGTATGGCGGAACGGTTACAACTGGAGGAAGAGGTTGGAGGCATAATTGTTCTACAAGATTATCATTTAGACATGGTAATTTTTTAGATGATAAGGGAAATAATTTATCAAGATCATGCGAAAATCCAGCAGGGCATCAGGTAATGGTTTCACTGGTTAAATCCAAAGTCTGTCCTCCTGATCGTAAAGTTGGGTTCTATACATTGAATTATCAAAGTGGCATAGATTATATTTCAGATACATTTGATGTTGCAGTGAATTTAAAATTGATAAACAAGGCAGGAGCGTGGTTTACATTTTTAGATCAAGATGGAGTTGTTAAGACAATGCAGGATCAGGAAGGAAATGAAATTGATATGAAGTTTCACGGCAAACCAAAGGCAGTCGAATATCTTAGGCAGTCAGAATCTGATTATGATATTTTAGTAAAATTAGTAAAAGAAAATATGGAAAAAACTATTGTAATTGGTTAGAATATGTATTACAATGTATATATAAATTAATTATTATCCCTTGGCCGGCAAAACAGAATGAAAAGGAGCATGACACGTTAAATGCGCTCATTGAGGGAGGAACCAAATAAACCGGGGAATAGGTTCATTTTTTAACAAGGAGGAAAAATAAATGGGAAGAATTAACCCAAATGATGTTGACAAGTATGGAAGTAATAATTCGAGTGAATGGTTAAAACTTCAGAATGATGGTGACGTAGCAAGAGTGCAGTTTCTTTATAGAGATTATTCAGAAATGGATTTTTATAACTGCCACAAAGTTAAGGTTGGAGAGTTTGATCGTTATGTGAGTTGTGCAAGAGAAGATTATGATTCACCTGTTGAGGATTGTCCATTCTGTCTTGCGGGAATGAAAACAAGTGTGGTTTGTATGATTGCTATGTATGACCTCAATGATAATAAAATTAAGATTTGGGAAAGAGGAAAAACATTCAGCAAGAAACTTTCTGCACTATTTAATAGATATCCCGATCTGATCAATCATGTATTTGAGATAGAAAGACATGGAGCAAAAGGTGATAAAAAGACAACTTATGATATTTATCCAATGCCAGATGTAACTCCAGTTGACCTTACAAATATAGAAAAGCCAGAATTCTTAGGGGGATTTATTATGGAAAAATCTGCTGATGATATGCAGTTTTATATTGATAATGGAGCATTCCCGGATGAAGAGAAATCGGATGGTTCAGAACCAGTAAGAAGAAGGTCAGCAGAATCTGAAACACCATCAAGAAGATCATCAAGGAGAGTGGGATAAATGCCACTGTCATTTGCAAGACCCAAAGTTGATGATAAAGGTCTTATTGGTAAAACTAAGAATAAGGTTACTAGAACATCAAGAACAACTGGTAGCAGTATTGCGGCAAAAGTGCAGATGATTTCTGCTACTGCTGAATCAAAACTTGCCAACCATAAAGATGACTATATTTTGATCAGAAATAAAAATGATTTAGAATATTATTGCAGGTCAATTATAGCAAATGGTATTTGTGCTATTGATACTGAAACAACTGGTCTTGACCCAATGGAAATTGATATAGTTGGAGTATGTTTATATACGCCCAGTAAAAAGCCGGCCTATATACCAATTAATCATAAATCTTACGTAACTGGAGCAAGGACAGATAATCAATTGACTGAGGAAGATTTTAAAGATGTATTTCCAGTTGATACTCAGATAAAATATATCATGCACAATGGAAAATATGATATTAGAGTATTAAGGCATACAGTTGGAATTGATATTTCTTGCTACTGGGATACAATGTTGGCGGCATATTGCATAGATGAAAATGAAAGTCATGCTTTAAAGGATTTACATTTGAAATATTGTGATTCAAAAGATAAAGAAGCATTGAAATTTGATTCACTTTTTAGAGGAGTGACTTTTGACCAAATACCAATAAATGTTGGGTATCTTTATGCGGCAGGAGATGCAATAAAAACTTATGAGCTTTATCAGTATCAGAAAAACATATTAGAATCAAGATCAATGTCCGGACCAATGAGCGTATTTAAAAATATTGAGATGCCAGTATTAAGAGTAGTATGTGATATGGAGGATAGAGGAGTTTGTTTAGATGCAAAAGTTTGTAAGAGCCTTAAAGAAAAATATCATAAGATCAAGGAAGAAAAAGAACAGATAGCAAACGAGGCAATTTCTGATTATAAGGATATAATTGATTCTTATAGAGCAAGACATCTGAATAATAAATTATCCGATCCTATTTCTTTAACCAGTCCCACGCAACTTGCCATATTATTTTATGACATACTTGGACTCGAATCTCCAAGTAAAAAATCTAAGCGAGGAACCGGAGAAGATATACTTAAAGATTTTGCAAAAGGTCAAGATAAGAAATTAAGAAATCTTTGTGAAGCAATATTAGGTATCAGGGAAGTTGATAAATTACTTTCAACTTATATTGATAAATTGCCAGCTGTGATGAAGAAGGATGGAAGGATTCATGCGAGTTTTAATCAGTATGGGGCAAAGACGGGAAGGTTTAGTTCGTCTAATCCAAATCTACAGAACATACCTTCACACAATAAGGAAATCCGTCAAATGTTCAAAGCACAAGATGGATATGTGCTGATAGGCGGAGATTATTCACAACAGGAGCCAATGGTTACAGCTCATTTATCTAAGGATAAAAAGATGAAAGAAGCATTTATAAATGGAAAAGATATATATGCCACAATAGCTTCATTAGCCTTTCATAAACCTTATGAAGAGTGTAAAGAGTTCAGAGACGACGGAACAGTAAATCCTGCTGGAAAAGAAAGACGAACTCAAGCAAAATCGATTGTTTTGGGAATTTTGTATGGTAGACAGATTCCGTCTATAGGTGAACAATTAGGAGTATCAACAAAAGAAGCTCAAGGTATTTATAATGCTGTATTGAAAGCTTTTCCAGAGTTAGCAGATTTCATTAAGCAAAGCCAAAAAGATGCTAAAGAAAAAGGATATGTAGAAACGGCTTGGAGCAGAAGGAGACATTTACTTGATATGCAACTTGAAAAATATGAGTTTACAGATCATAATATTGATCCACTTGCATTTGATTCCGAGCAGAAGGAAGTACCAGAATCAGTAAAGAAATCATATACCGCTAAACTTGATAAGGCATACGGATACGCTCAAAGAAATAAACTTAAAGATTCACTGCGGGAAAAAGGAATTGAAGTTAAAGATAATGGAGGATTTATAGCACAAGCGGAAAGACAGTGTGTAAATGCACGAGTACAAGGATCAGCGGCAGATATGGCAAAGTTAGCAATGATTTCCATCAATAATGATGAAAGAATGAAAGAATTAGATTTTCATTTGCTTATATGTGTACACGATGAAGTTATTGGAGAATGTCCAAAAGAAAACGCTAAAGAAGTTAAAGAAAGATTATCATATCTTATGAGAATGGCTCCATCACATTTAATAGAATTACCTTTCAAATGTGATTGTGAAGTTTCTTATAATTGGTATGGGGAAAGTGTGGAGGTAGAATAATGGAACTTTATTTAGCAGGAGGTTACGCTTTTCGACCTAATAGTTCAATTGACATTTATGATATTTCTAACTATAACCGATTATTGTCACACGGAGACTACCAGTACAGATTTACTTCAAAATATATATGTGAAGGAAGGAAAGATATGAACAAGAAGCAAAGAGAACAGAATTTGAATATATTTTTCGGAGGGTGTGACAAGTATGGAAAGGAGACAATAAAGAAATTTATGAAACTATACTTTGCAGGAGCATCAACAACTGACAAACCACCGGTGAATAGTGATGCATTATTTTCCTTTGCAGACCAAGGAAAAAGAACTTTTGATAATATGAAGGATTTTATCAAGCCAGGAAAATTGTTTGTTGATTCCGGAGCATTTAGTGCTTGGACGAAAGGAATAAAGATTGATGTTAATGAATATATAGAATGGATAAATGAGCGTTCAGAGGATATTGATTTATATGGACAGCTTGACGTTATTCCAGGGCTTTTATCGGAAGGACTTACTACCAAAGATTTTGAGAAATCTGCCCGCAAGACTTGGGAAAATTATTTATATATGTATCCTAAGATGAAAGAACCACAAAAAATGCTTTATACTTTCCACGCAGGAGAACCAATGAAATACCTTGAACAGGCTTTGGAGTGGACTGATGACAAAGGAAGGAAAATGGACTATATAGCACTTGGAGGAGTTGTTGGTAATACTAGAGAGACAAGAGATAAGTTTATTGAAAATTGTTATATTATTATTAGAAAATCAAGTAATCCGAATGTAAAAGTACACACCTTTGGGATGACAGATTTTTCCATCCTTGAAAAGTATCCAATAACTTCCGCAGATAGTACCGCTTGGATTATGGTAGGAGCTATGGGGTCTATAATGACTGATTTTGGAAATATAGCTGTATCTAATAACAGGAAATTAGACCCTAAACATTATTCACATCTTCCAAAAAAAGCTATTGATAACTTTAATAAGATAATAGAAGAATACGGATTCACATTGGATGAACTGACAGAACATAGAGATAATAGAATTCTTTTTAATGCTATGTATATGAATAAAAAAGTGGAAAAACTTAACAATAAGTCAAGAAATTTCAATTATAGAAAGAGATTATTTTAGGAGAAAATTATTATGATCGAAAAGAAAATTGTTCATAAGATAGAAGAAGGAATGAATCCTGAAGATGTATTATGTACCACTTATCAGATGAGGAACTTCTATTCACAGTTTAGAGATGGATTTTTCACTCAGCTAGATGTCATGAACTATATCCAGCATCATTCCGCAACAATGCTTGCTAAAAAAGGAATGAATGTTGTGGATGTTTGTTGTGGAAGGTCTCTGATCCTTCCATTGTTAAGATATTATGCCAAAGATATTAACAGTTATACCGGAGTGGATATTTGTGAAACAAATATAAGAGAAGCAAAAAGAGGTGCGGCAAATAGACAGCTGAAAGAAGAAGATTTAGAAGATTATTATCCATTTAAGATAGACTGGATTCTTTCTAATGTTGCAGAAATGAGTGATCATATTGAAAAAGGCTTTGCTGACCTTGTAATTTATACAAGCGCTTTAGAACATATGCATAAGGATATAGGTTCTAAGAGCTTAGAAGAATGCTATAAGATAATGAATAAAGATTCTACAATGTTCTTAAGTTGTCCAAATACACCAGGAAATGGATATGATACACAGTATGCGGCGCATGTATATGAATGGGGTTATGATGAACTGAAAGAAAAACTAGATGAATTAGGTTTTGAAGTAATAAATGAGATAGGACTTGTTATGAAAGTGAAAAAGATGAAAGAATTTTTCCAAAGTGATAAGGTATCTTCAGAAATGAAAAACTTCTATAATAAAATGGCATCATATGTCCCTTCTGCTTGGCTCAGTTCTATTGTAAGTATTCCTTATCCAAAAGAATCAGATGAGATTTTATTCTTTGTAAAGAAAAAATCTAAAAAACTTTTCTAAAAAATTTGACAATTCTACTTTTATGTGTTACAATATAAAAAAGTTAAGAAATACATAAAAGGAGGACAATGTAATGGATGTATATGTATCTAAAAAAGACAGCAATATCAAAGCAGAATTACTTTCTGTTGAAGAAGGAAAAGTGTCTATAAAGATTATTTCCGGAAAAGATGTTGGAGTGGAAAAACAGTTTAGTGAGGTCACATTGAAAAGATGGTGGAAATTTTTAGAAAACGTAAAACCTAAAGAAGAAAAATCAAAGAAATCAAAGTGTGTAAAACAGAAACAGAAAAAGTATGGAGAAGAAATATCTTTAGTAAGACAGTTTCTTTCTGAGAATAGATTTTATTCTTCAGTTAATTGTTATAAAATTATGAGAAATGGAAAGCCGTTTGCTGAGGTTTATCCGCAAAGAAAGAAATTAATGTGTTATTTCAAATCTTTAGAAGAGTTAGATTTGATCAAGACGATTTTTTCTAAAGATGGATATAATTATTACTTACCAGCAAGGGTTGATATCTCTTACGAAACAGATTATCTGAACACATTGAAAGAATTTTTAGGCAGTAAATAAAAGGAGGTTTTTATTATGTATTATGTATCGAAAAGAATGGAAGTAGCTGGAGCTCATAATCTTAAATTAAGTTATGAAAGTAAATGCAGTAATATTCACGGACATAATTGGATTATTACAGTTTTTTGCAAAAATGAAACACTTAATCAGGATGGGATGATTGTAGATTTTAAGCACATCAAGACAATGATTAGTGATAAACTAGACCATCAGTATATCAATGATGTTGTAGATTTCAATCCAACCGCAGAGAATATGGCAAAATGGATTCACGATTTAGTACCATTTTGTTATAAAGTTTCAGTGCAGGAAAGTGAAGGAAATATTGCAATTTTCAAGGAGGAACAGGAATGAAAGTAGTAGAAATATTCAACAGTATAGAAGGAGAAGGTATCCGTGCAGGATACCGATGTACCTTTATAAGATTATATGGTTGTAATCTTAATTGTAGTTATTGTGATACAAGATATGGATGTGAAGAGAACAATTATGAAGTAATGTCTATTGAGGAAATTATTAAGAAGGTTTCAACTTATGATTGTAATATGATAACAATCACAGGCGGAGAACCAATGATACATCCAGGAATTAAAAATCTTGTAAGAGCTTTATGTCGTTTAGATTACAAGATTAATATTGAAACAAATGGTACTATTGAAAGACCTATTGATTTTCCAATCGGCATTACTTTCACAATGGATTATAAATGTCCTACAAGTAAGATGGAAGATAAGATGAGTTTGGGAAATGTAGATTCATTACTAGCTACAGATGTTTTGAAATTCGTGGTAGGTTGTAAAGACGACTTAAATAAAGCATTACAGATTACAGAATCAATGAATAGTGTTCCAACGATTTATATTAGTCCTGTATTTGGTAATATTGAATTGGAAGATATTGTAAATTATATGAATACTCATTATATCAATAATTGGAGGATACAAGCTCAGCTTCATAAGATTATATGGGACCCACAGAAAAGAGGTGTATAGAATGATTGATAAAATCAGAATTGAGAAAGCAGTAAGAGAAATATTAGAAGCATTGGGAGATGACCCAGATAGGGAAGGACTGAAAGAGACACCTAAAAGGGTCGCTAAAATGTATCAGGAAGTTTTTGAAGGAATGAATTATAGGAACGAGGAAATCGCAGAAAAATTCTGTAAATGCTTTGATACAGATAATAATGATTTAGTTGTTGTACAGGATATTCCAATCTTTAGCTATTGTGAACATCATATGGCTTTGATGTATAATATGACAGTTTCTATTGCATATATTCCAAGGGGAAAAGTTTTAGGATTAAGCAAGTTTGCAAGAATAGCAGATATGGTTGGAAAACGATTACAGCTTCAGGAAAGAATAGGTTCAGATATAGCTGAAATTATTCAGTTGGCTACAGGTTCTCAGGATGTACTAGTCGTTGTAGAAGGTGAACATAGCTGTATGACTGCAAGGGGTATTAAGAGCAGGGGATCTAAAACAAGAACTGCGACAATCCGGGGATTATTTAAGTCTAATGTGGAGCTTCGTAAAGAGGCATACTCTTTAATGAGTTTGAAATAAAGGAGGATTAAAAAAATGGAATTATTAAGAATTGAATTGCAGGCAGGCACAAGTACGGTGATCAAAGGAGCGGGAATGAATAAATTGATCCCACTTACTTCAATGATTGGACTAAAGCACAAAGAAAATACACTTGATTTAGTCGCCACAGATATGACCAATACAATCTTATATGAGATAAAGGTAGAACCGGATGATAAAGATTTTGATGTGGTTGTTGATGCTGATTTATTTAGCAAACTAATTTCAAAGATTACCCAGGATAAAATAAAATTATTTGTATCTGATAGTGAGCTAGAAATAGATGCAGATGGGACATATAAGATACCCCTTATTGCCGATGAATCAGGCAATGTAAAGTTTCCAGTTCCCGACATAGAAAAGTACGAAGCAAAATCAAACATTAAACTTTTAGATGTAAAAAATATATTTGATATAAATAAACCGGCACTTGCGAAGACATTTGAAGTGCCTTCATTAACTGGATACTATATAAATGATAAAACCATAACATCTGATTCAATGACCATTACTTTTAATGATGCCACCATATTAGATGAACCAGTATTACTTCCGGCTCAGTTGATTAATCTCTTAGTATTGAATAATCAGGAGGATATAAAAGTATATCGGGATCAAAATAAACTTGCATTTAGCACTGATAATGTAGTAATTTATAGTGAGATTATGGATGGTATTTCAGACTTTCCAGCAACTGAAATATCAGCGTATCTCGATACTAAATTCCCTTCAATGTGTAAAATCCCAAAAGATATATTACTTGCAGTAATTGATAGAATATCATTATTTATTGATCCGTATGATCAGAATGGGATCACTCTTAATTTTGCTAAGAGCGGATCAGTAATCATACAGAATAAAAAGGTTTCTGGTATTGAAACAATTAATTTTGTAGGTTCAGAAAATCCAACAAACTTTATGTGCTTTGCAGATTCTGAAATGCTAAAAACTCAAGTGGAAGCAATGAATGATGAAGTAGTAGAGATTTGGTACGGTGATGAAAACGCACTGAAAATAAAATCAAATGGGGTTACTCAGATATTGGCGTTGCTTGAAGATGAAGAATAATTAATTGATTAATTGCCCGGGTTGAATCTCGGGCAATTTTATTTAAAAAAAACTTGAAAAACTTTGTCAAAAACTATTGACATTTATATATTATGTGTTACAATATAATTGTAATAAAGATAAACATAAAAACAAATGAAGAAATAAGAAGTTGGTGCAAATAATTCAAGGAGCAAATGATATGACTAATGAACAGATCATAATGCAAGAGAAAGCATTAAATGGAATTGATGAACCAGTTCATACTTATCAGGTTTGGAAGAAGATGGGGTTCAAAGTCAATAAGGGAGAACACGCTTGCATAAAGACATCACTTTGGAGAATGTCAAATAAATCCAAGAAGGATGATGAAGAAGAAAGAGAGCATTTTTATTTAGCAAAAGCAAACTTATTTGCAAGTTCTCAAGTATCAAGAATCGAGGAAAATGATGGAACAGATATTCAAGCAGATAAATAGATTTCAAGATCAGGATTTTGTAATTGGGCGGGAATTTAGATTTGTACTGGAACCCGTTCAGAAGGAAACAGGAATGGTTGAAAAATCTGACCCGGACGTATTTATGGAAATGGGAAAGGATTATAGGATCCAAGTGAAGCGATATATGACTAAACCGTCTACTTCAACATTTGATTTTCAAAGCAGGTGGAATAATGATATACCGATGCCTTTTGTGATCATGCGAGGAACAGCAATAAAGGAAACAAGAGGAATGGTGTATATGGAACTCCATGCAGAGGCGGAAAAGACAACTACTTGTATGTGCTGTGGCAGACCTCTTACTAATCCGATTTCTCAGATATATGGAGTAGGTCCAGAATGTGGTGGGCATTATTATCTTAACCCTTATAATACAGAAGAAGAGTTGCAGGAACATATAGAAGAAATAAGAAATACTATATGCAACATTAAGTGGACGGGATGGGTTATTAAATCAGCAATAAAAGAATTTAAGGAGGAAAATTAAAATGAACAAAGCAGTAGAAATTTTAATGCAGAGAAATTCAATGACACAAGAGGAAGCAGAAGATTTATTAATTCAGACAAGACAAGAATTAGATGATTGTAATTATGATATAGAAGAAGCAGAAGATATTATAGCATCAAATTTAGGATTAGAGATGGATTATATATTAGACATATTATAATAGGAGAAATAAGATGAAAGAATTATTTAAAATGGAAAAGTTTAAAAGAGATGCAGTACCGATAAGATTTAGGTTAATAAAAATGGGGAGGTGACTCAGTTACATGAATAGCACAAGAGATTTTAGCAGTAATCAGGAAAAAGAAATTGCAAAAGTTTTGGGAGGTAATATAACTCCCAATTCCGGAGGAACAAAGTTTAGCGGAGGGGATGTAAAAATAAGAAATGATTTCTTAATTGAAGCAAAAACACCCACCACCGCTAAAGAATCTTTCTCGATCAAGAAGGATTGGATAGCAAAAGTAAGGCAACAAGCATTTGAACAAGGTTGTTTAGAAGCAGTTTTAGCATTTACGTTTGCCCCGAATGGACAAAATTATTATGTTATATCTGAAAGCCTTATGAAAGAACTTGTTGATTATTTTGAAGAATTAGGAGGATTTTAAATGGCAAAAAAATCATTAGCAGTAACGTACCGTCCGAAGACATTTGAGGATTTATGCGGGCAGGAAATAATATCAGCAATACTACAGAATCAGATTAGGGATAAAAGTTTTCAGCACGCTTATTTATTTACCGGCCCTGCTGGTTGTGGTAAAACCACTGTAGCGAGAATCTTTGCCAGCATGATCAATGAAGGGAAAGGAAATCCCATTGAGATTGATGCCGCAAGTAATAGTGGCGTGGATAATATCAGAAAAGTTATTGGGGATAGTAAAAAGAAATCTCTTGATAGTAAATATAAGATATATATTGTAGATGAATGCTTTCAGGGTAGTACACTTATAACAACTCCATCAGGTGCAATCCCAATAAAAGATATTAAAGTTGGAGATAAAGTTTGTAATATGTCTGGTATAGGTACTGTGACACACTTATTTAAGAACAGCGTGTTTACAGATAGATTATGTTGTGTTACAATAGATGGTGTAAAAACATTTACAACCGTTGACCATTTATATTTTACAAATTATGGTTGGGTTGAAGCACAGAATTTAAGAGAAGGAGATATTGTTTATGCACCAACATATTTGCGTAACTTGTGGAAAGACATTTTCAAACAGACGAAAGGTAGCGAAGTATTGCTGTCACGAATGTTGTGTTGTTTCACAGACACAGGAGAAAAGAAAGAAATCAGCCGAGAATATGGTTGTTCAGTATTGTGTGATTTGTGGAAAGCAATTCAAGACGATACCTTGCAAACAAAGAAAGACTTGTTCAGACGAGTGCAAGAACGAATTGATTTCTATACAGGAAAAACAAGTATTTCGGCAAACAGAATATGGAAAGATGTTGAGAGAGAAATCAAGTCAACGTATGCTAACACAAAACCCGATGTACGATTCACAGAATATAGAGAAGATGATAGAAACAAGGAAATCGAATGGTACTTGGGGAATCTGGAACGCACAGAGGGGTGGCAATGGTCAATATACAACTCCTCAAATGAAATTATACAACGAACTGAATCAAGCACCAATATTAGAATATCCGATAAAAACGAATTGCCAAAGAAAGGAACATCTATATCCTACCTGTTACAAAGTAGACCTTGCTTATCCTACGATAAAGCTGGCGATAGAGGTGGATGGGAAAGGACACAGAACGAAAAGTTGTATAGTAAAGGATTTGAAGAAAACTCAATTTCTAAACTCAATAGGGTGGAAAGTGTTGAGGTTTACAAACGAGGATATAATGATGAATTGTTCAGATGTGGTTTCTCAAGTGAAATCTTATATGGAGAATATGTAGAAATGTATGATATAGAAGTTGACAATCACCATTCATATTTTGCAAATGGAGCATTAGTTCACAACTGTCATTCACTTTCTAACGGGGCATGGCAGGCAATGTTGAAGCTACTGGAAGAACCTCCAGCATTTTCTATATTTATTCTTTGCACAACTGATCCACAAAAGATACCTGCAACAATATTATCCCGAGTACAAAGGTTTAATTTTAGCAAAATTGATAGTGATATAATACATAGCAGATTGGAATATATTAAAAATCAAGAGGGTGTAATTGCATCTAAAGAATCCCTTGATTATCTTACAAGAATGGCAAAAGGTGGAATGAGAGATGCAATTACACTTCTTGATAAATGTCTTTCAATATATCCTGAACTTGATTTGAATAAGGTTCTTGAAGTTTTGGGAGCAGAGGACATAAATGTATATTTTGATTTAACTCATAGATTGCTAGAGCAGGATAAAAGAGCTTGCTTGATTATTGATCGAATATATAACTCTGGAAAAGATTTAAAATTATTTCTTAACGACTATGCAAGATTCTTGCTGGATTGTGAAAAATATTATTTATTCCATGATACTGTTAAATCGGATTTGGATATTCCCCCAACTGAAGAGAATCTGGCAAAGATAAATGATATTGCTTGTGATGGATTATTCGATGTTTCTGAAATGATATTTAAACTTCTTCCTGAGATTAAATGGAGCGGGGATGTAAAAACTATAGTTGAGTTATCATTTATGATTTACACGAAAGGAAAGATAGATGCTTAATATAATTGGTCAAGAATATGTACAGAGAAATATTGATAGTTTTATAAGTAATAATACATTACCCAGAACTTTAATTATATCTGGGGAGCTTGGAAGTGGTAGAAAAACCATGTGTAGGAAAATCTCATTGGATGCCAATTTAGCATTGATCATATTTGGTACCAGTATTCAGGAGGTTAGGGAATGTATTAATTTAGCATATACCATAACTACCCCGACATTATTTATATTTGATGAAATACAGGAAATGACTGCGGCAGCAGAAAATGCACTATTAAAGGTTATTGAGGAACCTCCAAATAATGTTTATTTTGCACTGATAGTAAAAAATAAATCATTTGCAAGAATACTTCCAACAATTCAAAGTCGATCCACCACTATAACTATGCGACCATATACTAAGGATGAATTAAAGTTCTTCACAACTGATCCTGATATACTGAGGGTATGCGATACTCCGGGATTGATCAAGATGGTAGATAAAGAAAAAGTAATAAAGGCGAGAAAGTGTGCTGAGGATTTATGTAAAGCAGTCCAGGATGGATCGGGTGTTGCAATTATTAAGATTCTTAGAGAGTTTGAATTGAGTGGAATTGATGATACTGATATAATGTTAGTGACAAGATGGATGTCCGAGGAATATCTGATGGATTTTGACATTCTGAGTGAAGCAACACTTAAGGAATATATTCATGGTTGTGCTTATTTAGGTGCTAAGAGTAATAGTTTACAGATGCTACAGGTGATGATGTTTAGCATATTGAGGGCGAGAAAAAATGAAGATTAAATTAATGGATCTTATAAAGATGATGTCTAATGAATCCTTTCCGCACTTCATGGTTTGGTTCGGAGAAGAGCAGTTGGTGTTAGATAAATATTTAGATCATCTTGTTGATATAGGTTATACAAGATATGAATATGAAACTGTAGCTGAAGTAAACCGAGTATGCAGGAAAAAGAATCTTACTGCTACAAAGAATCTTTATGTGGTTTCATCCGATCAAGATTTCATGAAGGCAGAAAAAAGTTGGAGGCAGATGGAGCAGACATTTTCAAAGTTGAATCATGTGCTGATTTTTAGAACCACTAAGATAAATAAAATTACCAAGTTTTTCAAGCAAAATCAAACTGTTGAGTTTGAAAAATTAACTCCGGAAGTCTTACAGAAATATATCATAACCGGTGATGATCAAATAGATTTGGATGATCCTAATGCTAAGAAATTAATTCAGATTTGTAATAATGATTACGGTAGAATACTGCTTGAAATGGATAAGATAAATAATTTGAGAGCCGTAAAAAATATCACTGGGAATGATGCTTTTAAGCTTCTATATCATTCCGGGCAGATAACGAATGGACAGGAATCAGATAATACATTTGATTTTATAAATGCAGTGGTTGCTGGATATCCAGATCGAGCAGGAAAATTATTGAATGGGATCAAGCAAAAGAATGAATCAGTATTTGGAATTGAATCTTTACTATTCAGTTCGTTCACCAATGTTTTAGCATATAAAGGATTGGGGAAAGATAAATCAAACGCTGAGCAAAGAACTGGATTAACTAAAGGGCAACTATATGGAGCAAAGAAAAATATTGGGGGATACTCAATAAAGGAACTGGTTAGAAATATAGGTATATGTCAATCAGTAGAATCCGGGATCAAGGCGGGAAGATTGGATGCAGATTTAGCACTTGACTATATGCTAGTTAATTGTATGAGGTGATAAGATGAATGATCATAAATCTAATATTTGCAAGGTATGTGGCAGAAAATTAAAAAATCCTAAAGCAGTGGAATTGGGGGTGGGCCCAGTATGTTTTAAGAGATTGAATCAAGATAGACATAAAAAATTATTTAAAAAAACTTGAAAAACTTTGTTTAATCCTATTGACATTTATATATTATGTGTTACAATATAATTGTAAACAAGTTAATGTTAAATAACAAAGGAGAAACAAAATGAGAAAGATTTATGCTAAGGCAACAAATAATATGTATGGCTTCGTAAAGACAAATGAAAAGATTGAAATCACATTCAATGGCTGGGACGGTAAAAGTTATGATGGTGAAGCACGTAGGATGAATGTATGGGTATGTGATAAGCATCCTGATAAAAAATTTGTTTACACTCGTAATTCTTTTCAAGGTATGGACGGTAGTTATAAAGCTGACTGCTTCCATATTGTAACAAACAATATGGTTATTGAAAAGGCAACTGGAATTGCTCATCCTGAAGTTGATTGCTTTACGAGTTATGATGTTGATTATACAGAAGCATAATAAATAAAATTAATAATCAAATTAGTCTAGGAGGACAAAGATATGACTTATAATCAGATGATGAAAGAAAGAGAATTAAATTAAATGAAAACTTTAGCTTTACAGGAATGTGGGAAAGAGCTTCCCATGTCGAAGCGGTAGACAAGATGAAAGCAAGAGCAAAAGTTAAGTATAAAGGCTATAAAACAAAGATTGTTAGAAAAGATAATGGAGTAGCCATATATGTTGAAAACAAATATAATCAAGACAAACGCAAAGCAGATCTTAAAGAAAAGATTGAAGGTTACGAAGCAAGAAAAGAAAAAGCAAGACTTGCGTTTGAAGCTGAACTTGAAAGGCTTGAAGATGAGCAAGATGAATATATCAAACAATTTGCTGAACTTGAAAATAAATAAATTTCTAGGAGGAAAACAAAATGCAGATATTAAGAGGAACCAAAAGAGAAATTACGATGATGGAGTGGAACGAGGTTCTTAAAAAAGCCGAAAAGATTGAAGTTGAAAGAGCGAGGTGGTGCTGAATGAAGATAATCGAAGCAAAAGCAATGCTGAAAACGATACAGATGGAACAGATGAAGGGTGGAATCTCTAATAAGAATAAAGTGTTTGCAATAGAGATGGGAATAGAAGCTCTAAACAGGCAAATACCTAAAGTGCCTATTGACTGCCATTTGGATGACTATACCTGCCCTACATGTCTATATGAGAGTGATAGTGATAATGGCATTGGTGATCTATACTGCCCATGCTGTGGTCAGAAACTGGATTGGGGTGATACAGATGCGTAAGCCCGAATCGCCGTGTCTGAACTGTCCAGACAGGACAGCGGAGTGCCACGCAAAGTGCGATAGGTACGTCGACAGACAGTTGATTTAGAACATGATCAATATAGGATAACCTATATTGATTTATATAAAGGGGATCGGTGCACAATTAATTATTACAAGCATTCAAAACATACTATACAATTGGATGCTGGAACATAAATAATCAGCGTATATTGTACTATAAATTATTACTTTGATCCGATCCCCGGAAAGGTTCAGTTTGAATAGAAAGATAGATTTATATATTTTGATCACATTATTGATTTTGGTTTTGGCTATGCCGATGATACTTCCAAAGTATTGCAACTGTGAAGCAAAGGCAAAATATGAGAAATCTAAACCGAAAACTGAATGGGTATGTATTGGAACATTTAAGATCACTGCATATAACTATAATGAAGGGGGAGGGGAAAACTACAGTACGGCAAGCGGCAGAACTCCAGTGCCATACTATACAGTTGCAACTGATCCTGATATTATCCTATTAGGGACGAAGTTTAAGATTGAGGGATTGGGTATTGTAAGATCAGATGATACCGGAGGAGCTATTAATGGAAATATTATTGACTACCATATTGGATATGATTCTTGCGATTCATTCGGGATTAAATATAGAAAAGTATTTGTGAAAAAAACTTGGAATTACAGATGAATGTTTTGCAGGGCAAGGCATAGTATGTCGTGTCGATTGTGAAAAATGTTGGGCTGAGGAAATTGAAAACGATTAACCGTCCGCACCTACTACGCGGACCAGATATAGGGGCAGCGTGCACATTAATTATAACTGGCGCACGGAACTTTTCTCAATGCGTGCGTCAAAACAAAACAACAATGATTTATTGAAACATGAAAACGTATTTTAGCAATGGCTGCCCCGGAAAGGAATAGAAAATGAAAGTATTTATATCGCAGCCGATGAGAGGAAAAACAGACGATGAGATTCTAACAGTAAGGCAGGAGATAATAGCGGAGATCGAGAGGATATACACAAGCGACGACGGAGGAATCCCTTGCGTAAAGGTTATCGACAGTTTCTTTCAGGATGCTCCGACAGCAGCAAAGCCATTATGGTTTTTAGGCAGGAGTTTGCAGCTTATGTCTACCGCAGACGTTGTAGTATTTGCTCCCGGTTGGGAAGGCACAAGAGGCTGCAAGATCGAGCAGATGTGTGCTGAAAGCTACGGCCTTACGTGGATAGACGGTGAGGAATTACTACCGAATGATAAAGGACATCTCGGTAAGATTGCAGGTGTAGAAGTGTATGAGACGAAGCCTGAGAAGAAGTGCGAGACGTGCGGAGCATGGAGCAGAGAGATTATGTGCGGTGGATTGGTAGCAAGATACGGCAAGTGTGCGAAAGCAAGGGGAAGACTAAAGCCTGCTGCAAGTTCGTGTGATAAATGGGAGATGGCGAAATGAAATATATAGCAAGCTGTAGCTATGGTAAAGATAGTATTTGTATGATTGATGTTATTGTAGAGAGATTGCATTTACCGCTTGATGAGATAGTTACCGTTGATGTTATGTTCGATAATGGAGTATCCGCCTATTATCCCGAAGTTGAAGAATTTAGAGAAAAGGCGGATAGAATTATTGAACGTAGGTATGGGTTCAAGATAAAGCATCTGAAAGCAGATTTAACGTACTGCGATAAATTTTATCAAGTTCGCGGAGAGAGAGCAAAAGAAGAGAATCGGGGGAAAATATATGGCTTTCCTATTGTTCGCGGCGCATGGTGTAATAGTAACTTAAAAATGTCCCCGATTAGAAAATATAAGACAAAGTTAAAGGATAGTTTTTGGTATGTAGGGTACGCTGTAGACGAAAAGAAGCTCGAGAGGCAAGAAAAGATAAGGGATTGTAAAGACTTTAATTTGTATCCGCTTGTTAAGGCAGAGCTGACCGAAAAAGATTGTTATGAGTGGTGTAAAAAAAATAGTTTATTGAGTCCTGTTTATAATAGCTTTGCAAGAGATGGCTGTTGGTTCTGCCATTATCAGACACTTGGGCAACTGAGGTATTTAAGAGAAAATTATCCGGATAGATGGAAGGCGTTACTTTGGCTTGATGAAGATAGCCCTATGAGCTTTCGTCCCAAAGGAGTGACTCTGCATGATATTGAAGAAAGATTTTGCAAAGAAGACAAGATCAAAAGAAATAAACTGTTTTGACTGGAAGGATGAGTAAATATGATATATAGAAATAGAGAAAAGGGTATTAAATTAATACAAGGTGATTGTTTAAAAGTAATGCAGGATAAGGTCACGAGCGAGAAAGGACTATTAAAGAATTTAGTAAAGGGAGGATGATCGAGTTGAAGAATTTTGAAAGAATCTGGATGCTGGCATTAGCTTTACCAGTTATATATGTAATGTTTAAATATCAAATGTGTAATGGGCTTGTATTATTACCGTTCATGCCAATGATATTTGGATCACTGTATAGGAGTATAATATGATATTTGTTATAGCATTGATCGTGATAGGTGGCGGAGTATTTATATTTGCTAAGTTATTCGATGATATTAGAAAAGACGAGAAACACAATAGATGGTAGCAAGAATCTTGCCTGGCAGGTTATTTCCTTTGTTGTTAATTATGTTTTATCTTTTACAATCCGCCGGGCAAGAGATTTATATAAGGAGATATGATGAAGTGTATTATTTGTGGTAAAGAATTTGAGCCAAAATCTAATGGACAGAAAATGTGCTCGGAAGCATGCAGGATTGAACGAGCAAAAAATCTGGAAAAAGAAAGAGTGAGAATTGGAAAACCCGCTGAACTGGCAAGACAGTTAAAAATAAAAAGAGAATATCAAGAAAGATATTGTACGGGATCACTTGATAAAAAATTAGAAGAGGGCAGAGTAAGAGGAATAACGTATAAGCAGTATCAGATGGAAAAATCATTGGAGGAATCAAGATGAAGAAAGAATTGATAGAAAAACCTACTGATAAACAGATAGAATTTGCGGAAGCAATATCGGAAAGATTAAATATAGATTTACCTTTACAAAATACAAAACAATCATATACTGCTTATATATCATACTGGGTAAAGGAATTTTATGAGAGTGATCCAGATACATTAGTATAAAAATAAAAATTCCGGGGGGGCAAGAGAATAACTAAAGAAATAATATAATATCTTTATTTAACTATAATATAAATAAAGATAATTAAAATAATCTTTTATTAAATATAAAGGATTATTTTTTTATTTGTAATTTATATAAGAATGTATTATAATATGTAATAATTAGAACAGTCGTTATGTTATACAATAGAGGTGTAAATTATGCCAAGAGGTAACCCTCAAAATATGAGACCTATGAATACTCGCACTAAAGAGGAACAAAAGAAAATAGCGAGTAAGGGTGGAATTAATAGTGGTAAGGCAAGAAGAAGGAAAAAATCATTACAGGAATTAACTGTAGCTATGTTAGAATCCAATGTAGATGCAAAGAAGGTAAAATCAGTACAGAAGTTATGTAAAGATTTAGACACAGAAGATATTAATGTTATGGCCGCAATGGTAGCAGGACAAGCAAATAGTGCGATCAAAGGAAATACTTCAGCATTTCAAATATTAACTGATTTAGCAGAACAAGGAAAATCATCGAATAAAGATCATTACAATCTTCCAGCTAAAGATATAGGCTCATCTTTTGTGGATATGAATAGGGATATAGATGAACGTGGACATCTTGAATATTGGTTAGCAGGAGGAAGAGGTTCACTTAAATCAACATTTATATCTTTAAAGATAATTGAATTGATGAAAAACAATCCGGATATGTGTTGTATCGTAGTAAGAAGAGTTGCGGCAACAATGAGGGATTCTGTTTATTCTCAGTTACAATGGGCAATAAGTAATTGTGAGCTGGATGCCGATTTTAAGTCTACCGTTAACCCACTTGAAATTGTAATGAAGAAAACAGGACAAAAGATTTATTTTAGAGGTGCAGATGAACCAGAAAAGATTAAATCTATAAGACCACCACTTAATATGCACATTGGAATTATATGGTACGAAGAGTGCGATCAGATGGCTGGCATGGCCGAAATAAGGAATATAGATCAGTCTGTAATGAGAGGCGGGGACGATTTTATAAAGTTTGTGTCTTATAATACACCAATATCAAAATTACATTGGATAAATCAAGAAGCCGCATTACCAAAGCCAAATAGATTATTTAGTTTAACCAATTATCTTAAAGCTCCGGTACAATGGTTAGGAAAACCATTTATGGATGAAGCAAAGTGGTTAAGAGATACAAATATAAAGGCATTTAAACATGAATATTTAGGTTTAGCAGTGGGTTTAGGTACAACTGTATTTGAAAATGTAAGAGCTGAGACTATAACAGATGAACAGATAGCATCATTTGACCATATCTATCAAGGCATTGACTGGGGATGGTTCCCTGATCCTTTCCACTGGGGCAAAATGGATTTGGAATTATCTAGAAGAACATTATATATTTATGATGAATTTCGTACCAATAAAATGAGAAATGAAGATACATGGAGTTATCTACATGATCATAAAGGAGTTAATAATGTTGATTTGATAACTGCTGATTCTGCTGAGAATAAATCAATATCAGATTTTAGAAGTTATGGGAGTAATACTAAAGGTGCGGAAAAAGGCCCGAACTCAATACATGAAGGAATCAAATGGCTACAATCATTAAATGCAATAATTATTGATCCGGTAAGATGTCCGGAAACATATAAAGAATTTAGTAAATATCAGTATGAATTAACCAAAGATGGAGAACCAATTTCAGCATATCCAGATGAAAACAATCATAGCATTGATATGACCAGGTATGCACTTGAAAGAGTTTGGAAACGTAAAGGTAACTAAAGAAAGGAAGTAGAATTATGAATCCTATAACTAAAAGAAAAATTGCGAAAGCATGCAAAGATGATCAGAGGGACGAAGTAGATAAAAAGGTTGATCCTAATGCTTATGAAGTAGAGGTGGATGAAGATGAAGATAAATAAATTACTTTCAAGTTACAACTCATCTCCTCGATATGGAACAGATATAAAATATATAGTTATTCATTATGTAGGAGCAATATCAACTGCTAAAGATAACTGTAGATATTTTAGAGGAGGAGATAGGCGAGCAGGTGCTCATTTCTTTGTTGATTCAGCAATATGGCAGAGCATACCAGTGTCAAGGTCGGCATGGCATTGCGGAGGTGGTTTACAGGATTATGGAATGAAGAAAGGTGGGGCAAAGTTTCATAAGATATGTACTAATAGCAACAGTATAGGAATTGAACTTTGTTGCTACAGAAAGCATGGAAGAATTATACCTACACCAACAGCTATAAGAACAGCAATTCCTTTAGTCAAATGGTTGATGAAGAAATATGATATACCTGCAACTCGAGTTATAAGACATTTTGATGTTACGGGTAAATGTTGCCCAAATGGTTATATTGATCACGATAGATGGATCAGACTGAGAGATAAGTTGACTGGAATAACAGTTACTAAAAAGAAGACTCATGTTTACCCAACTAAAGATTTGATTAAAGGTGACACCGGGGCACAGGTTCTCAGATTACAGAAATGCCTAAATAAAATCATGAATGCTGAACTTACTTTGGATAGTTCCTTTGGTGATGCGACATTTAAAGCAGTTAAAATATTCCAGAAAAAATATAAACTCACTATTGACGGTTCAGTTGGACCGAAAACAAGAGCTAAAATCAAGGCACTTGTATAAGGAGATTAAATAATGTTTAGAAGATTACTTGATTTAATTAAACAGGCATTAAGAAAGATGGTGGCATACAAAGACATTTCAGAAACAGTTGAAAATGTTAATGTATATACAGTATCGGATGCAATGACAGATTCTTTAGATACATGGAAATCTGTTTATAAAGATAAATCTAAATGGTTAAGTGATGAAGAAGGAGTTTATTCTTTAGGACTGGGTAAACAGATTTGTGAGGCAATGCAGATACAGGTTTTAGCAGAAATGGAATCGTCTGTAAGTACTCCGGGTGATATTGAGAATGATGATGATCCGGAAATGAATACAAATACCAGAGCCGGGTATTTGAATAATATTTATAATAAACATTTGATTGATAAATTACCCAGTAACCTTGAAAAGGGAATGGCATTGGGTGGAGTGGTAATCAAGCCTTATGTTGATAAGAATACAATTTATTTTGATTTTACTTATCAAGGCGATTTCTACCCTATAACTTTTGATGATAATGGAAACATGACAGATGTAGCATTTATAGATCAGTTCATTTCAGGAGGTAGAATTTTTACTAAGGTTGAACGTCAGACATTTGCTGAAGATAAAATGATTATTGAAAATAAAGCCTTTGTTGCAGAAATAGTTAGTGCGGATGATGGCCAGAAACAAGATTTAGGTATGGAAGTGGCTCTTGATTCAATAGTAAGATGGAGTTCGATTGAACCTCAAGTTACTATTGAAAATATTGATAGACCACTATTTGGATATTATAGGGTACCAATAGCCAATAATGTAGATATGAATAGTCCAATGGGAATATCTATTTTCTCTCCCGCATTACACATGATTCAAAGAGCCGACGAACAGTTTAGTAGGTTGGATTGGGAATATAATGGGGGGCAGATGGCAATTGATGTTGATCCTTCCGCTATAAACTATACAACTAATTATTTCAAAACCGGTCCAGTTATGGACGCATTTAAGAAAAGATTATACCGAGGGATTGATGTTGGAACCGATCAAACTTACAATGCTTTTGTTCCATCGTTACGAGATACAAGTTATCTACAAGGACTGAATAAGTATCTGGCAAGAATCGAAGATTTAGTTGGTATTGCAAGAGGTACAATTTCAGATGTTACTATAGATGTAAGAACCGCAACTGAAATAAAGATACTTAGACAACGAACATATATCACAGTATCAGCCAATCAGAAATCTTTGGATAAAGCATTGAAAGATGCAGTTTATGCGGCAGATATTTTATGCAGTATTTATGGCATGGCTCCTGAGGGTGAGTATACAGTTAATATTGATTGGAAAGATAATATCTTAACTGATACTGAAACCGAATTAACTCAGAAGATAAGTTTAGTTCAGGCAGATATATTAAGCAAAGCTGAAGTTCGTGCTTGGTATACAGATGAAGATATTGAGACAGCACAGAAAATGATTGATCAGATTGCAAAAGATTCTACAAACGAATTGATGAATGATATATATAATTCAGGTAATAAAGATCAGACATTGGAGTAAAATAAATGATAACTCAGGAACAGTTAAATGAAATCGCTTATGCTTTAGGTGATAACTTTGAAAAGGTTAATATAAAATATATAACATTGATGGCTGACCATTTATCTAAAATCGGGGAGTTATCAGCGGATGATGTTCATTTATTAAATCAACTTGCTAAATATGGAGTAAATGTAAAGAAGATAAATAAAGAATTTGCTCATGAACTAAATATAACTCTTGATCAGATGGACAAGTTATATGATAAGATAGCAAAAGATAGTTATGAAACAGTATCAGAATATTATAGAATAAATGGAGTGACTCAGGTTCCACTTGAAGAAAACAAGTTATTAAATGACTATGTTAATTCAATGAAAATATTAACTGCAGGAACTTTTACCAATCTTGCTAAAACCACAGTGATGTCCCAATCTTATAAAAATGCAGTTGATGAAGCAATAAGAATGGTATCGACTGGAGCTTCTAATTATAAAGATCAGATTGATAATTTAATTATGAAGGAAGTAAGTAATGGTATGAGAGTACAGTATGCCAGTGGTCTTACTCGAAGATTAGATAGTGCGGCAAGGATGAATGTTCTTGATGGCGTAAGACAGATGAATATAGGAGTTAACTCAAGAATCGGTGAGCAATTTGGATCAGATGGAGTTGAAGTTTCAGTTCATGCTTTATGTGCTCTGGATCATATACCAGTTCAAGGTAGACAGTATTCAAAAAAGGAATGGGCACAAGTGAGTGCGGGATTGGATAGGCAGATAGGAGAATTAAATTGTCACCATTTCTTATTCCCAATAATCTTAGGTGTATCTGAGCCAACTTATTCGGATTCTGAATTAAAGAAAATGAACGATTTAGCACAAAAGAAGATAACTGTAAACGGCAAAACCATGACCAGATATGAAGCAAGTCAATATATGAGAAGAACAGAAACTGCTATGCGAGGAACTAAAGAAAAGATTTTATCTGCAAGAGAGATAGGAAATGCTAAATTAGAACAGCATTATACCAATTTATTAAAGAAGCAATCCGGGTTATATGCAAATATAACTAAACAATCAGGATTAACTCCAAGATGGGAACGATCAACAATACCTGAGTTTAATGCAAAACCAACTTTAAATGAAACCAAACTTATTAAAAATAAGTAAAAATTATATTTACATTTAAAACATAATGTATTATAATATTAATAAATAAAACCTGAGTGATGAAAAATCACTATAAATATCATTTTAGGGAGGAAATATAAAATGAAAAATATCTACGATATTCTAAAATCTGTAGGAGTTGAAGTTACAGAAGAGAACAAAGAAAAGTTTGATAAAGCCCTTAATGAAAATTACAAGACTGTAAATGAACTTGATGGGGTTAAAACCAAACTTGACAAGGCGGAAAAGGAAAGAGATACGATTAAATCAAAATACGATCAGGATATTAAATCCAGAGATGAAGATTTAGCCGGACTCAAAAGTCAGCTTGAAAATGCTGGAGAGGATGCAACAAAACTTACTGATTTACAAAATCAGTTTGATACACTCAATACTAAATATGAAGAGGACAAAACAAAGTATCAGACAGATTTGGCAAAACAGAGATATGAGTTTGCTATCAAAGAGAAAGCAAATACATTGAAGTTTAGTTCTAATTCAGCTAAAAAGGCATTTTTAGAAGATGTGATTTCCAAAGATCTCAAAATGGACGGAGATACACTACTTGGATTTGATGATTATGTAGATAAGTACAAAGAAGAAGATTCAGGGGCATTTATTACGGAGCCTAATCCAGATGATGATTCAAAACCAAAACCACCAAAAATAACTACTAAAAACACTAAACTTGATGGCGATGATGATGAACCCCCTGAACCAAAAGAAAGACCTCTTGTATGGTAAGAGGCCAATAATCGAAAGGAAGATTAATTATGGCAAGATTAGATTCACTCAGTGCACTGCTTGATCCTTCGGGGAAGATGCTTCTTGCAGAAATGTATGATGGCGTTATCGAGAACGTACAGAAGATGGCAATTTCAGTCGGTATGAAAAATACTGATCTGTCAGGCGATCCACAGGCAGGAACAGTAGAGGCAAAGAGATTTGAGAACGCAACTTCCAAAACTTATGGAACAGCAAGAACTGCGGGTAAAGGTGATGGAATCACTGGTAAGCCGGTAACAATCTCAATTGATCAGAATAAGGAATTTGTAGAAGAGATAGCAGAGAAAGATGTTAAACTCATTGGTGTAGATGGGTTACTCGCAAAGAGATCAGCAAACCATGCACTTAGAATGGCGGCAGAACTTGATACCGCATTCTTCGCAGAAGGTAAAACATCAGGAACGGCATTTACTCCAGCAAGTGGTACAACTGCGGCACAGGATATTCTTGAGGAAGCAATCGTAACACTTGAAACACTTAAAAATAGCTATATTGATGGTATCAATAGAGATATGATGAAAGTGGTAATGGATGCAACTTATTATTCCTCGATCAGAAAGTATCTTGATACCGTATCCAATTCAAACGTAAATACGGCAGTGGAAGAGTTTATAGCATTCCATGGAGTACCGGCATATAGCTCGAACAGACTTCCGAGTGGCACAAAGTTTGAACTTATGATGAACAGTTCAATCGCTCAGCCAGTAATGTCCAGCCCGTATGCGGCAGAAAGAATTCCACTTTCCGAAGATATGGCAGTAGAAATGTTCTTCTACTATGGCACGAAAGCGGTTACTCCGGAAACAATCCTTACTTATACACCGGTAGTATAAGAGCAAGAAGAGTAGATAATAAGGAGACACTATGAAGATTATACTTGAAACTGGAGTTATTGTGGAACCTGCAACTGATGAAATTGCTAAACAGTATCTTGAATACGGGGGCAAGGAAGTTACAGAAAAAGTAACTCCAAAGAAAGAAGTTAAAACAGACTCAAAGGAGTCGAAATAGTTAGGGGGCGGATTTATGGCTTATTTGACTTTTACTGACTATGTTGGTAATGGGGGAAAGTGTTCAGAATCCGCCTTTGATATTTTGCAACCAGATGCTGAGGTATTGATAAATTACTGCACTGATCACAGGTTAGAGGATTTAACAACATTTCCGGATAATTTAGGATTACTTGAAACAAGGGTTATAGATTATCTTGATTCTGTAGACATTAACCGAGACGAATCAATATCCAGTTATTCAGATGGTATAGAAAGTTTTTCCTATAACTCATCCAGTAATAGCGTAAAGAATAATACTTCAAAAGTATTTGAACTTTGTAAAATATATTTGAGACCTGAATACATCTATAGGGGTGGTATATATGTTGAATAGTATCACTTTATGTAGCAAGTTAAAAAAATCAGATAGTACAACCGGGTTGGATGTCTGGTACAAATATATTTTTAAAGATATAAAATATTCTCAGCAAAAGGTTACTAATGTTGTTGGTAGTGATATATCCATGAGTCAGTCCTATACTATACTGATCCCATTTACCGGAATTTATCTCCCATATCTTGACTGGAAAGCATCTGCTGAGAGAGACACAAAGTTCACAGTAAGTCAAGGGGATGTGGTGTTCTTAGGAATTGAACTTACTGATGAAATTACACCAACAACTATAGTTAGATTAAGGAATCAATATGAACCAAATGTATGTGAGGTTCGATCAATTGATGAAGTTCCTCAGAAATGTGGGGCAACAATACAGTTGAGATTGAGTGGTGTATAGATTATGTCAGCAATAGTAAGAACAGATTTTACAGGTGTTTATAAAAAAATCAATAATATATGTAAATCTGATAAAGTGGGATTATTTATGGCAAGTGAGTGTAGAAAATTCATGGAACCTTATGTCCCAATGGATACTGGAATGCTGGCACAAACTGTAATAGTTACACCATTCAATGTCACCTATGAGCAACCCTACGCAACTTATGTCTATCAAGGGAATGGGATGCACTTTAGTAAGGATAAACATCCACTTGCAACAGCACATTGGGAAAAACCAATGATAACTGCAAGAGCGAATCAATTATCAAATGAACTTACTGCATACATAAAAGGAATGATATAGAATGATCAATAAATATGATAGAATTGCAATATGGCTAAAAGGATATACACCATTAAGCACTAATTGGATATACTTTAACGTAACTCCAGTTGATGCCGGATCAATATCATTAAATAGTGTTCAGAATCAAAGAACAAGTGCAATATTCAATAATGGTGATGCTGAAGTAGAATTAGTATTTGCTATAAACCTGATCACATATTTTGATTCCGGAACAAGTGATATTAATATGGAAGCCATGGAGGAATTTGAAAATATTTCCGATTGGATTGAAAAACAAAATAACGCTGAATCATTTCCAGACTTTGGGACGGACGTGATTTCTAACATTGAGGTTCTTGAAACTAACCCGGGAGTATCGGTTGATACAGACGAGAACCTCGCAAAATATCAGGGCCAATATAGAATATCTTATTTACATATAAAGGAGGTAAATTAAATGGCAGGTACAACAATGACTAAACTTACAAGAAATAAGTTTATACCATTTCTTGATACGGCAAAAGATACAACATTTACAAACTGCACTTGGAAAAGAATAGATTTTTCCACAATCTTCGAACTTGCAATGGGTGAGAAGGAAGAGGATATGGATTATATCTGTTATGAAAATGCAGTGACGGAGGTAACTTCGAATAAACCAGAACTTCCCCAGGAAATAGCATTGTATGAAGGAAATCCAATGTATGACTTCATGATTGCCGAGTTTGAGGATATGCCAGTTGGGGATGAATGTAAAGTACCATTCTTGATCTGCTTTGGCGGAACAGGAAAAGTTGCATGGGAGGGTGTTGCGACACTCACAGAAAAGAAATTGAATACAGTTGATGGTGTATTAACATTCACACTGAAGATGGGTGGAGATATTACCAAGGGAACCTATACGATCACAGATGGGGTTCCAACATTTACGGCAACTCCAACCATATAAACTCACTAAACATTTAACAAGGAGGTCAGATAATAATGGATTATTCAATAACGATTGAGGGCAAAACATATAGCCTTCCAAAATATAGTATGCAGATAGCAGAAAAAATCGAAGGTCAAAATCTGCTAAATGGTGGGAATCAAAAATACAGAGATAGATGTAGATCAATGTATAATTTATGTTCGGAACTTCTCGGTAAAGAATCAGTTATAGAGCTGATGGGTGAGTTTAAAGACATTGACCCAAATATTTTAAATATAATTTATTTAGAAATTGTAAATCAGTATCAGACCCCATTGAATGATTACCAGTCTGACCAAACTCAGGATCAGTTAAAAAAATATGATATTGATAAATTAATTGAAGTGGTTAAAACCACTGAGAAAATGAATACAAAATGATAGATTTAACTGCACCATTACAAAACTCAATAATAGTTGAGGATAAAGAATATTTGATTAATACAGATTTCCGGTATTGGATAAAGTTTGATCAGATATTAAAAGATAAACCTCATTTATATGACTTAGCCTTCTTGTTTACTGATGTGGTGCCAGATGTAGATTTTTCTAAGGAATTGTTAGCGTTTTATATCAATGATAATCCTTTGCCAAGGACTACGCAACAAAGTTCCTCCGAAAAACTAATTGACTATAAGTTTGACAGTGAATATCTAATATCTTCTTTTTATAAAGAATACAGAATTAACCTAACCTTAGATAATTTACACTGGCACCTATTCAAAGCATTATTGATCGGTCTTCCTGATGATTCAAAAATGAAAAAAATCATGGGATACCGGTCTTATATAAGAAGCAAGAAAACAGAAGATCAGTTTATGCAAGAGATGAAAAAAGTTTGGAGTTTGGATGGAGTAGAGAATATCGAAAAACAGAAATTAGAAGAAAAAGAAGAAATTGAAGAAATCAATAAATTATTTTATAACTGCTAATTAAAGAATGTGAGGTGAGGAAAATGGCTGATGGTATAGTTACAATTGAAACTAAACTTGATGATTCAGGAGCATTAAATGAATCTAAGAATTTAGAAAGTTCATTATCAAATGCCGGCACAAGTTCGGCAAGTGCATTTTCCAAAGCCGATTTAGCAATAGCTGGAGTGGGTGTAGCCCTTGCGGGGGTTGCGGCACATGCCATAAAATATAATGCTCAAATGGAACAGTATACAACTTCATTCGAAGTTATGACAGGATCAGCTCAAAAGGGTTTAGAAGTTACAAATGAACTCAGAAAAATTGCGGCAGAAACTCCATTTGAAATGACCGATATAGCACAGGCTACACAATTACTCATGCAGTATGGATTTACTGCGGATGATGCTATAGATAAAATGCAGATGTTGGGTGACGTATCACAAGGTTCAGCGGAAAAGATGCAATCTATAGCAACTGGTTATGCTCAAATGAGTTCGGCAGGAAAAGTAAATCTACAGGATATAAAGCAGATGATCAATGGTGGGTTTAACCCTTTAAAAGAGATAAGTGAATCAACCGGAGAAAGTATGAGTAGCCTTTATGATAGAATATCCAAAGGAACATTAAAAGTTGATGAAATTACTAAATCAATGGAACGTGCAACCAGTAAAGGTGGACAGTTTTATCAATCAATGGAAAAGCAGTCACAAACTTTAAATGGCCGACTTTCAACATTAAAAGATAATGTCAATGAAATGCTTGGAATGTTTTTTCAGCCATTAAGTAATTTCCTTAGCAATATATTACTTCCTGCGGCAATTAATTTAGTCAGTTTTGTGGAAGCACATATAAAAATTATAGCTCCATTACTTACGGGTTTAGCAACTGCATTCTTTGCGGCATGGGCAATATCAAAATTCAGTGCTATAATATCAATAATCAAAACAATCATGACAGTTATTTCTGGAGTGTTACTTACAAATCCAGTAGGATGGATTATTGGAATTGTTGCAGCAATAGCATCATTTATTTCAATATGTGGTGGATGGAAACAAGCGCTGGATGCTATAAAAAATGGATTCCTTGAACTACCAGATAAAATCGGAAAAGCAACAGAGTTCATAAATAATATCTCAGATAAAATTCCTGGGTTTATTGATAAGATTACTGCTAAACTGCCTGACGTTATAGCGAAGATTGTTGAGATTATTCCAAAGATAGTGGGGGCTTTACTAAAAATGACTCCGGTACTTTTAGTTGCAGGAGCAAAATTAATATTAGCAATACTAAATGGAATTTATATAGGATTCAATGAAATCATATATAAATTATTTATGCTAGGTGCAAAGTTTTTAGGTGAACTTTGGAAAGGTATGAAGTCAAAAGTATCTACAGTTGCCGGGAACTTTAGATCATTTATTATGTCATTACCTAAGGAAGTTAGGTCCGGGTTTGCGGCAATGATTTCTGCTGGAGCTCAATTACTTATGAAACTTTGGACAGGACTAAAATCAAAAATGAGTCATGGAATAAGTTTTGTAAAATCAATTCCGGGTAGACTTGCGAGTGCGATTAAATCAAAAGTATCTGCAATGGTATCCGCCGGAGCTAATTTAATATCGGGGCTTTGGAGAGGTTTAGCTTCAAAAGTCAGTTGGATTATTGGTAAGGTGGGCGGATTAGCAAGTAAAATTGTTAATAAGGTTAAATCAATATTTGGTGAAAAATCTCCATCAAAAGTATTTGCTAAGATAGGAAGATATTTAGTTGAAGGTCTTGGAAATGGCATAGAAGATACTACAGATTATGCCGTTGCAAAAGCACAAAGAATGGGCACTACTGTTATTGATTCAATGTCCGGATTGGATGATCAACTTTATACTGATGCTCAGTCATTAACTGCTTTATCCGGATCAAGAAATAATGATCAAGAAAAAGCAATTGCAACATATAATCAGACGGTGAACTTTAACCAGCCAGTTCAAACTCCGGTTGAAACTGCAAGACAGTTAAAGAATTACAATACCTTTGGATTACTGGGGGCGGATTAAATGGCAAAAAATGAAATAACAGTAAAAGCAGTTAGATCAGATAATAAGGTTTTTAATTTTTGTGATTCCGATTGGTGCATATTAGCAGATGGATTGGAGGGAATTGATAATGCCGGATTTGAGGTATTTACCGCCAAGAAAGGTTTTGGAGATGGTGATATAGTAACTGGCATTAGAGCAACTTCAAGAGAGGTTACCATATCATGCAGAACTAAAGCAGGAAGTGATCGGGCATTACAAAGGTATAAAGCAATATCATTTTTCAACCATACATTTATTTATACTTTATATTTTACTTACCAAGGTCAAACTAGATATGCAGATAATGTAAGATTACAGGAATTCTCATTACCAAGCGAAAGACAAACCAGTCCACTAAATATGAAAGTACAATTCCTTTCTCCGGATCCTTATTTAAAGGGTTCAGAAAGTTACACAAATGATTATTCAGATAAAATTAAATTGATGTATTTTCCTTATGTGGTGACTGATACCAATTTAAAGAAAGATGCTTTATCAACTTATACCAGTGTATCCTCAAAACCTATATATTATGGAGGTACTCAAAAGAGCCCCTTTACAATATCCATTAAGTTTAGCGGAGCCGGAAATGAATTGATCATAAACTTTTATAACTCAAATGGAGATCATGCGCTAATAACAATAAATTATCAATTTGTATCTGGAGATGTGGTGGTGGTTACACCAAACTCAGTGACATTAAATGGAACCGCAATGTCACCACAATACTATGTCGATTCGATAAGCGGGATGAGCAAACTATATATGACATTCGGAGACAATAGTTTAACTATGTCAGATGCTGATGGAAATCAAAACTTTGCGGCAACTTATAGTTGGTCAGCAACTTATATGGGGATGTAAAAAATTATGAATATAATTGGATTAAACTCAAACTTTGTAGCAATAGGTAATTATAGCAATTTTATAGAATTAGGTTGGAATCGTAAATATTACGAGTGTGGTGATTTTAGCCTATATATGAGAGCTGAAGATTATGATGAAAATATTAAATACTTAAAAGTTGCAGATGATCATGGAACAAGACCCGAAACTGGCATTATTCAGAAATTAAAATATGAGGAGAAAATAGATGGTGATTTTATTACATTATCCGGATTTTTCTTAGAAAATTGGTTAAATAATTATCCTACTAACTATGAAACCTATGTTGGTGATAGTTATTATGACGCAGTAAACGTGGAGGATATTACTACGTATGCTGAAATTACTCAAGCAAGATATAACGATGTATTGGGTCATTTGGGGGTCCCGGTTACTGTCATTCCACAATCTGAATATTTTCCATCAAGTAAAAAATTAATTGAGTTTAAATCATTTGATAAAGTTGGTGATCAAATGTATACCGATCTGCAAACTCAACAGATGGGGATGTTAGTTAGTTATAATAATGGCTACCAGTTAAATCTGAAATATGGGAAAGATAAAACCAACTCAGTGGTATTTTCAAGACAACTCGGTAATATTTCATCTTTGGAATATACTTATGATGACAGTAATTTAAAAACATTTTGCTCAGGTTATGCCGACGCATCTCAGATTGATGGTTTAGCAACTTCAAGTTTCTCAGATCTCTGTTCAGATAAAAATTATTATGTTCGTGGAAGTTATGGTTCGGGAGATAAGGGTATAACAGCCTCAGTTTCTTTGGATGGGTTATCAGACCCTACTGATACTGAAGAATCAGTTGCATTACCTGCCGCAGGGATGGACTTAGTAGACTATATAAAAACTATCTTAATTCCACTTGCTTGTCAAAAATATTTATTAGATTATCAAAATGCAAATAATGTGGAAGCAGTAGTTCAGCAAGATGTAATTTATTATATTTCTGATTATGATCTAGGTGATAAGGTAACTATAAATATTGATCGAATGGGAGTACAATATCAAGCAAGGATTATTGAGGTAGCAGAGGTGTGGAAAGAGAACCATCAAGAGTTTACATTAACATTCGGAAATAAAATAAGACAAAAGAAAAATATATAATTTTATATGATTATGTTGTATAATACAATAAAGGAGGGAATGAATAAAAATGAATAGTTTTCCTTTTACCTCGATATTAACTACAGTCGGGGAAACAGTACAAGCAGACAGACCAATGTCGGCGGAAGATTGGAGACACTTATTTAATGTTTTTTATAAAAATGGTGTTTTTGCTAATCCGTCAACTAATTTTCAAGTTACAACCTCCGCATCAACTGGATTATATGTCACAGTTAATCCAGGGATATGTTTTATAGAGGGTGCGATTGGGATTGAGGAATCTCCAAGGGAGATGCAGTTACAGGCCGCAAATGCAAGTTATGATCGAATAGATACCATAGTTGCAAGATTAGATTTATCAACAGAAGTTAGATCAGTTGATTTATATGTATTAACTGGTACTGCGGCAACTACTCCAGTACAACCCGAGTTGACTACAACAGGGAATATTTATGAACTTGGGTTAGCAAATATTTATATCCCGGCAACTGCAACTTCAATATCTTTATCTAGAATAACAGATACAAGACTTGATACTGCAAGATGTGGAATAGTAACTTGTAACCCTGAAGTAATTGATACCACCACAGTATTTGAAAATTATCAGGATTATTTAGAACACATAGAAACAATCCTTGTTAATGCAATGGATGGCACAACCGCAGGACATTTACAAACTCAGATAGATACATTACAAACTGGAAAATCTGCAGTAACTTACTATACTGCAAATATTGGAACAACTTGGGTTGATCAAACTGGATACTATACTCAAGATGTTACAGTTACAGGATTACTTACAACGGATAAACCAGTTGTTGACTATGTACCTACTTTGGATTTTAATGCTGATGTTGCGGCGGATTATGGTAATATATATAAGATGATGGCATCAGCAAATACCCTAACAATATATTCTAAAGAAATTAGCACTAATGTGATACCAATACAGATAATGGTGGTGAGATAATATGGGAAATGCTTTTATAACAAGAAGGGGAGGCTCATCTTCTGGTACGGTTAAAATTGTTACGTGGGCCGGAGGGACTGACCAGGAGATAGCAGACATGGTATCTGCTGCAGATGCAGGCATTATAAGTCTGGCTGATTACTGGGCTGTTGGAGATGAAAGAACAGTTCCTCTTACAGCAATGGCTCAGACGGTATCAGGATTGTCTGAAACTCATGCGGCTCAAGATATTGTGCTCGTGCTCATGAATGCCGGAGGAAAAACTCTTACGGCTGGAGGCACGTGCAATTTCATTGTAGGACAGAAAAATGTGCTTGGCTTTGGTAACAATGTTGATGAAACTGGTATGATGAACTCATCAGGCTCTAACTCGGGCGGCTGGAAGGATTGCCCACGTCGTACGTGGTGCAACGATATATACAAGCACGCTTTTCCTTCTACATTGCTTCCGATATTCAAACAATTCAAGAATATATCAGGTGTAGGTGGCGGAGCTTCTAGTGGCACTCAGACTACAGATGATTATTTTGCTCTGCCAGCCGAAAAAGAAGTATTCGGGAGAGAATCAAATTCGTTTTCCGATGAAGCCAGTACGCTCACTCAGTTTTCATACT